ATACCAACTAAGCACGAAACAGATATACAGCAACTAGAACACGACTACGTTATACAGAGATTAAAGCCTTACTATGAGAACGAATCACTTGGTAAAATCGCGCACAACGCAAAGTTTGATATTCACATGTTGCGAAATGAGGGTGTCGATTTACGAGGGCTTGAATTCGATACGCAAGTAGCTTGTCATGTACTGAATGAAAACGAAGAAAGTAAGGCACTGAAAGAATTAGCAACGAAATACCTTAAAATACCTTCGTTAAAATACGGTCAATTATTCGGCAAACAAGGCTTTCAACAAGTTCCGATGGATTTAGCACTTGCTTATGCAGCTAAAGATGGTGACATTACCGTTAAACTGCGAGACTTTCAACGTCATTACTTAAAACAAACGCAGTTATATGAGTATTACATGACAGTAGAGAATCCGCTGATTTCAGTTGTAGTTGATATGGAGCGTGCGGGGCTGTACTTAGACCATAATCGTGTAGAGCAATTAGCTACCGAAGAAAAAAAGAAGTTAGATAACCTTGATGTTGAAATGCGAAAATCATTCGGAGTGGACGAAGAATTTAACTTTAATAGTACATTGCAATTACGCTCTCTTTTATACGATCAACTTAAACTGGATAAACACTTTAAGAAAACTGACTTAAAACGAGGGGATAACGGGTATTATTCAACCGATAAAACAGCCTTACAAATACTCGCTAATCATCACGGCGGTGTAGCAATGTTATTAAAATATCGTGCAGCATCAAAAACGTTTGGTACTTACTTTGACAGTATGCCTAGACAGGTTCAGTCAGATGGACGTGTACATGGTGAATTTAATCAGGACACTACAGATACAGGGCGATTTAGTAGTCGAGAACCGAATCTACAAAACCTACCTGCGATTGCAAAGACAATGTTTATTGCGCCGAAGGGCTACGTTATTCTTAGCGGAGACTTTTCACAACAAGAGCCGAGAATACTGACCCATGCTAGCGGAGAACCGTACTTAACTGAAATTTATAATACAGGACAAGACTTATATACAATGGCTGCGTCCAAATTATTTAAGAAACCGCCAGAAGAATGTGGTGATGGTTCGAAATACCGCAAAATGATGAAAACAGGGATGCTTGCGGTTATGTACGGAACAGGCCCTTACACACTTGGTAAGCAACTAGGTATTACAAAAGAAGAAGCACAGAAGTTTATTGATGATTTTTATGAAGAATATACGAGTGTTCGTGACTTCATGAACGGGTTAGTAAATCATGCTAAAAAGCATGGATACATTCGTATGCTGTTTGACCGGAAACGTCGAGTACCTTTAATTAAATCGAGAGACTATCGAGAAAAGGCACGAGCAGAACGACAGGTTAAGAACAGCTATGTTCAAGGAAGTGCCGCAATACAGACGAAGAAAACGATGATCGAAGTTAGTAAACTTTGTAAGAGTAAAGGAAACTGGTTCCCTGCATTTAGTATTCACGATGAAATCGGGCTTTACGTACCAGCTACGATTACACGAGAAGAAGTAGCAGAGTTTGAGGCAGTAATGCTAAATACGGTTAAATTAAATGTTCCAAATAAAACCGACCTTGAAATCAGCTTACGTTGGGGAGAAGGTATGTCAGTAAATGAATGGTTCAAAAACAAGGAGGATTAACGTGGAAATGACGCAAATTACAATTAGAAAATTATCAAAGCCAAATTGCCGTCCATGCCAAGTATTAGGCTATGCGCTTGCCGAAGAAATGACGGAATTAGAAGCACTTGGCGTAACGGTAATTAATCATGATATTACCCAGGAAACAGAGCTAATCGACCAATATAAAATTACCAGTGTACCAGTCATGATTTTTGAGCGCAACGGGATGGAAATGGCGCGAATCAATGGTATCTGTAATATTACGGAGGTATTTGATGCAGTAAAACAAGCAAGGGAGGCGAAATAATTTGATACAAAATAACGACGCACTAAATGCATTATACGGAGATGCCTCTGCAACAATAACAGCCATTCATGAAGAAGGCGCGGAAATAGCGCAGGCTTTCATCACACAAATGGACGCCTATTACGCTGCACCTAACGCGAGTTTTCACGATAATAAAATCGCTAAGAAATTTTATGAACAACGTTTAAATCATCTAAAGTATACGCCATATCCGAGTGATGAACTGATTACATTTGGAGCCTCAGGTACGAATAAATGCGATCGTGAAATCGTCTTTAAAAATGCAAAAGTAAAGACAGAAAAGACACCAGACATTCCGTTTCGTAGTCGTCAACGACGTGTAGGTAGTGCGGTTATTGAATATTTACAGTTAGACATTGCACATATGCCGAAACGACTTGGAGACGAAGCTATATTTACGCTTGCAACAACGTCTACCGGAGAGTATGCAATGGAAGACGCAATGCAAGTACGACAAGTGATCGAGCATAACGGTGTTAAATTCGCTATTACAGTTAAACCTGACGGCATATTAAACTATGCAAATGATCCTGACCGTCGATTCATCCTTGAATACAAAACTAAAGCAGCAGGCGTCGTTGAAATGAATGGAAAGTTAGATTTCAGTGGAGCGCAAGACGACCATTTACGTCAAGTTACCGCAGAGGCTATTGTATACGGAATTAATGAAGGTTTTATTGTCTATGAATCAATGCATAAGCCGTCTTGGTTTAGTGACGAGGAACGTAAATCTGTTCCAAAAACACGAAAGACTTGGCATAATGGCAAACCTTTACCCGACATGCGAGCGATGTACTTTTATATCACGGATGAAATGAAAACATCATTACTCGACGACTTAGCAAGACAAGCAGATATCGTGTACAGCGGTGAAATACCAACAATAAATGTAGAAATGACGTCAAAATGTGGTTTCTGTCCATTTAAAAAACATTGTAAAGAGACTTTAAGTGACTCTGAATTAACGCTATTGAATGATGTTGAAAAGGCAATGTCTACTTCAAGTATGGCAGGTAAACAAGATCATACGAATCTACGAAATTATTTAGCAGAGGGTGTTTAATTATACAAATTCTTGCATTAGACACTTCGCTGACTAAGTCAGGATGGTCAGTATTGTCTGTCCAAAATAGTAAAGCAAAAGTTGTCGATTACGGACTGATAAAAACAAATTCAAAATTAACAGATGGTGAGCGTCTTAGACAAATTGTAGATGGTATCTATAGTTTACTGAGCAAGTATGACGTAGATAATGTCATACCTCGCGAGGCAGGAATTGTTCGATTTAATTTACCTACCAAACAAATATTTAAGGCTCATGGAGCTACTGAATATGCCTTAGCTAACTATGAAATCGAAGATGTAAATATTGCAACAGTTAAAGCATGGGCGAGACGACTTACAGAATCGCCAGGAAGACGTAACGATAAAGCGATGATTGCCGAAGCAGTTCGTATTTATTTTAACGATGCGAATTTACCCTTAAATAAAGAAGGGGACGAAGCTGATGCTATTGCTGTCGGAATCATCTATTTGAAACGAAAAGGAGTAATTGACTAATGAAGCTAAAGCAACGAAAGCCGGTAGGATTTATCTTAACTAGCCTAGCAAGTATCGTATTAATTATATTTCTTGTAGCATCTTTTGTAGCTGCTCCGTTATTAGTGCTACTAATCGGAATGGCGTTAGGGTCTGTACTCGAATTATTTACAGGTGATTATGTGATTCAGGCGTTTAATGCGCTAGGTCTGACTCAAATAGAAAATGGCGACTTGCCAAAGGTATTCGGATTGTTGGCACTGATTGTCGTTATGTTTAGAGGAAATATCGGTAAGGATGAGGAAACATGAAAGTCTACTACGCCAGTATGACGGGAAATGTGCGACGGTTCGTCGGAAAGATTGGTGTAGAAGCAATTGACATTACTTCTGATGCAATTCCAAAAGAACCGTTTGTACTCATCACATATACGTTTGGTTTCGGCGAAGTTCCTAAAGAAGTTGACGCATGGTTGACGCGTAATTATAAGCTGTTAAGAGGGGTAGTCGTTAGTGGCAATCGTAATTGGGGGGACAATTACGGAAAAGCAGGCGACTTAATTTCACAGCAATATGGCGTACCTCTACTACACAAATTTGAGTTAGCAGGTACAGATGAAGATGTACGAATTTTTAACGAAAGGTTGCTGGTGATTTGCGATACTACGAATTAAATAACGAAATAATGCTACAAGGCGATAAAGACATTTATCAATACGAAAAAGATCAGGAAGCAACACGCGCTTACTTTTTAGATTACGTTAATAAAAAGACGATGTTTTTCCATAACTTGCGCGAAAAGCTCAACTATTTATTTGAAAACAATTATTACGAACAAGAGTTATTCGAACAGTATACCTTTGAACAAGTAAAAGCTGTCTATAAACGTGCTTATGCGAAGAAATTCCGTTTTCCTTCTTTCATGTCCGCATACAAGTTTTATAATGATTACGCATTAATGACAGATGATAAAGAGTGTATTTTAGAACGATACGAGGATCGCATCGCAGTAAATGCTTTATTTTTTGCAGAAGGTGATCCGCAAAAGGCGCTCGATTATGCCGACTTACTTATCGAACAGGAGTACCAACCAGCGACACCTACGTTTTTAAATGTAGGACGTAAACGCAGAGGTGAACTAGTATCTTGTTTTTTAACGGAAGTAGGCGACAGCTTAAACGATATTAATATGGCAGAATCAACAGCTAAACAGCTTTCAAAAGTAGGCGGAGGCGTATCACTAAACTTATCCAATATCCGAGCTAAAGGTGAGTCCATCAAGGGTATTAGAAACGTTTCAAAAGGCGTTGTTGGCGTTATGAAAATGCTTGACCATGCTTTTCGGTATGCAAATCAAATGGGCCAGCGCCCTGGTGCTGGAGCAGCCTATTTAAATGTCTTTCACGCAGATATTAACGACTTTCTTGATACGAAAAAAATTAGTGCTGATGAAGATGTACGAGTAAAAACGCTATCAATTGGCGTTGTTATTCCAGATAAGTTTATCGAACTTGCTAGAGAGAATAAACCAGCTTACATTTTCTATCCACATACTGTAGAAATGGCTACAGGGGAACGCTTCTCTGATATAGACATATCATCACGATATGAGGAGTTAGTAACTAATCCTGCAATACGAAAAGACAAAGTTAATCCACGACAATTACTTGAAAAGATTGCAGCATTACGCTTTGAGTCGGGCTATCCTTATATTATGTTTAGTGACAATGTGAACGAAGCTCATGCTTTAAATGGAACTGTGAAATTTTCAAATCTGTGCAGTGAGATTTTACAATTATCCGAGCAATCAACGTACACAGATTATGGACAACAAGATGAAATCGGATTAGACATTTCATGTAATTTAGGATCATTGAATATTGCTAATATTATGCGGTTAAAAGACATTGACCGTGTAGTATCTTTAGCTACAGATGCTTTAACAATTGTGTCTGAGGCAACAAATATTACAAATGCTCCAGCAGTTTCAAAAGCAAATAAGGAAATGCATTCGATTGGTTTAGGTGCTATGAACTTACATGGCTATCTAGCGAGTGTAGGAATTGACTATGAAAGCTCAAAAGCCATTGAATTTGCAGATGTATTCTTTGCTGCAGTTAACTATTACTCTATTAAACGTTCAATGGAGATAGCAAAACAAAAAGAAACTGTATTTTTAGGATTTGAAAAGTCGAGTTATGCCGATGGTAGTTACTTCTTAGACTACGTCAACAATAGTTATTTACCGAAAGACGAGTACATTGCATCTTTATTTGACGGCATCGAGTTACCTACAACAGACGACTGGATGGAATTAGTAGCCGATGTAGCTAAATATGGCTTATATAATGCTTATCGCCTTGCAATTGCTCCGACAGGCTCAATAAGTTATGTACAATCTGCAACAGCGAGCGTTATGCCAATTATGGAGCGTATCGAAGAACGAACTTATGGTAATTCGAAAACATACTATCCAATGCCAAACCTGTCATATAAGACATGGGGGTACTACAAAGAAGCGTATGAAATGGATATGAGAAATGTTGTTGATTTAATTGCAACGATACAACGACATGTTGATCAGGGCATTAGTTTTACATTGTTCCTACGTGACACAATGACAACGCGAGATTTAACGAAGATTGATTTATACGCTCATCATAAAGGAATCAAGACACTTTACTATGCACGAACAAAAGATACAGGTGCAGATACATGTCTTGCGTGCCAAGTTTAAGGAGGAATTTTATGACCAATGTATATACGGCTGCTAACTATGCGATAGATGACGATTCATTTACGCAGGCTTTTCTAAAGCAGAATCACTCACAGTTTTGGCTACCAGAAGAAATATCGCTCACACCGGATTTATTGACTTGGAAGGGGCTATCAAACGCAGAGCAGAAAGCTTATATGCGCGTACTTGGCGGATTGACGTTGCTTGATACAGAGCAAGGAGTGGGTATACCACGATTAATTCCGCATATTAAAGGACATCAGCGACAAGCACTGCTTACATTCATGTCTGCTATGGAGAACTCAGTCCATGCCAAATCGTACTCTAACATTTTCTTAACTTTAGCAAACCGTGAGGAAATTAAAGGTGTGTTCGATTGGGTAACAGAAAATCAATATTTGCAATCAAAAGCTGACGTCATTGTGACGCAATATAAGTCGATTAAAAATAACGATGATATTTCACTCTATAAAGCACTAGTTGCATCAGTATTCCTTGAGTCATTCTTATTTTACAGTGGCTTCTACTATCCATTGTATATGTACGGACAAGGAAAACTAATGCAGGCTGGTGAGATCATCAACCTAATAATCCGTTAACTTTTGTGGCGGATTCAAAACTCCTTTAATTGCGGGGACACCCTACAAGGGCAATCCGCAGCCAAGCGATACGATATAAGCATGGGTGGCAAAGTATCGAAGGTTCAACGACTATCGAAAACACGCAGAAATGCGGAAGTTAGTAGAGTAGAACGCAAGCGATTGGCGTTCGAAAAGGGGAGGCGCTTTATGGCGCATGATATAGTCTAGTCTGCGTAGAAATACGTAGCAGTTCATAAGAGAACGGGGTGAGCCTAGCGAACTCACTTGAATACAACGGATGAGAGTATTCACGGAGTCTATGTCGGTTTATTAGCGCAGGAAATTTATAACCGCCAATCGTCTGAGGTACAAAGCGAATTGTCTACGTGGGTACACGAGACACTTGAAAAGCTATACCAGAACGAAGCGTTATATACCGCAGACATTTATGATGATGTTGGTTTGACATACGATGTCCTTAATTTCGTTCAGTACAACGCTAATAAAGCCTTATCCAACTTAGGCTTTGACACTTATTACATGCATGACAACTTTAATCCAATCGTTTTAAACGGACTATCGACGAAAACAAAATCACATGACTTCTTTTCGATGAAGGGAAACGGATATAAAAAGGCAACTGTCGAACCCCTACATGACTCAGATTTTCACTTCGATTAAAGGAGCGATTGAATGGTAAAGGACATTGAACATCCTGACATAACGCACGCAAGACTTACAGGGCATGACAGTGAAACTTGGCATGATATGCAAGACTTACATCAATCAGCATCCACACCGCGTGATTACTATGGAGACGCTATCGACTTAAAGAACGATCATTACGTTGTCATTCCGACAGGTTATAAGATATTGCACAGCAATTTACAACGTTATTTGGAAGAACGAAAAGGCTTCGAATTTAACTATATCTTCGGTGATTAGGAGGGGCTTTTTTTGAAACGATATGTAATCGGATTAAACGTAAACGACTCGTCAGAACTACCAAAAGCAGCTACGGATATTCAAGCGTTCATTGAAACGCTTGGCGTTGCTTCTGAAATGGAAATACAAGTTTCAGTTAATCCTTTATTGACGCAGGAAGTTAATACACACGCTATTGGCTTCGCACTACCATCAGAGGAAGATATTTATGAAGGAGATGACGAATAATGGACGCAAATTTAATTGAGAAAAAGGCAAGCGAATTAATTGGTGGCGACAAACTCGAAGAAATGTACGAAATGCAATCAAAACTAGATCAACGCATTATCACTGAGCGAGGAATTGCTAAAACAATAGATGAATGGGTTGTAGGATTAACGATTGCAATGGAATCGGAAATTGACGAGATACGTCGTGAAGTAAATTGGCGCTGGTGGAAAAATAGTAAAACGATTAATCAAGATGCCTTGCAAGAAGAAATTGTAGACATGTGGCACTTCTTACTTTCTATTTCTAGAGTAGTCGGAATGTCCCCAGACGATATTCATCGTATTTATATGGAAAAGAATGCTGAAAATCATGCAAGACAAGATGGTACTAGTGGCAAGGGCGGTTACGCTTTAGATTCTGAACAACTAGGAGGAAAATAATGACGCAAATTAAACGTAAATTAAATGTGCTCGATGATAAGGGTTATGTAGCGATACACGATGTAATGGGATCTGATTTGACAGTGGCTAACGCAGCGCGATGTTCTTATGCAAAGAAGTCCGAAGCATTAACCGAAGCAGACAAACGCTTAATCAACTTTCTAGCACGAGAGGGGCACACTTCTCCATTCCGCCATGTAATTGCACAATTCGAATTTAATGCACCTCTTATGGTCGCAAGGCAACATTGGAAGTATGTCGTAGGCTCGTCAATGCTCGAAGCTACCGGAGATAATATGGATGCTTGGAACGAATCCAGTCGTCGATATGTAACGGAAGAACCGTCATATTATGTTCCTCAACCGAATGAATGGCGTTCAACACCGGCAAATAGTAAGCAAGGTTCAGGCGCAATTGTATCAGTTGAAATCGGAAAAGAGGCTTTTGAGCGTTTAATCCAAAATGTTGATCGGAACATGCAAGATTATGAGTGGGCGCTTGCCAATGACATCTGTGCAGAGCAAGCACGCTTATACTTAAATGCATACGGAATGTACGTTAAATACTACTGGACAGCATCACTACAGAGCGTTTGCCATTTCTTAAATCAACGTCTAGCGCATGATTCACAAGTTGAAATACAAATGTATGCAAAGGCGGTACTTGAATTGATTAAACCCCTGTTCCCTATTAGCGTTGACAAGTTGATTGCTGGAGCAAATGATTAATGCGATTATTAATCGTTATGATACTGTGTTCGCTATTCTGCGTTCCAATTTACCCATTCGTAATGTTCGCAGAATGGTATAGCAAAAGCATGACTTTAGGGGCTAAGTTTAATTTTAAAAAAGCATCTGCGGACTATTGGCGAGATGTGAAAGAAGTGTTATCGAAAGGGAAGATGACTAAGTGACGAAATTAAAAATTCTACTTGCTGGAATCTTAACAGTGGCGTTATTCATTGCACACAAGCCGTCCGATCACGAACATTTAGCGGAATCTCCCACCGAAAGGTATACCGAGATAGTTCCATACGTTAACCCATTTAACGCAATATACACGCGATATCTAGAAAAGGAAAGCCAACGTGCCTCGCTTGAACGTCGAATCAAGCGAGAGCAAGCGTTAGCAGAAGCACACAGGTTATATGACGCTAAGATGGCTAAGATTGCGGAAGAACAACGCAAAAAAGTACTCGAGCAACAACTAATAGAAGCCAATAGATTAGCGGAGAAAAAACGAACAGAACAGAAACAAATCAGTCGTAGTAATGACGCTAAACTGAGGCAAATTACTATGATTGCTACACACTATACGTCACGCTGCGATGGATGCTCCGGAGTTACCGCAACTGGAATAGATGTAAAAGACACTATATACACCAATGGGCTTCGCATAATTGCGGTTGATAATGCCGTTATTTCGCTAGGCTCGATAGTACGAGTTGAATATGCGGATGGAACAACTTTTAAGGCAATTGCAGGAGATGTCGGTGGTGCTATAAAGAATCGCAGAATTGACGTACTTGTTGCGTCAGAGAGCGAGGCGTATCGCTTAGGAAAACAAACGGTAACAGTAACAATACTTAAAAACGGAAAGGGTCGATAACATATGGTAAAAGCACAGAAAGGCGATTTGATTCGAATTGTTTCAGTACCAAAGGATTGGTCATATGGAAATGGCGGAATTTACGAGGTGATTAGTATCTCAAAGGAAGGCTATCCTCGATTTTATATCGATGATACTGAGGATGTATATTACGCTTACCCAGGACAATACGAGATTCATCGTAAAGCTGGTGAAGAAGATGAATTAGTATCCCGAGAAGTCGCAATAAGAAACGCTGCAGACGCTCTAGGAGACTTATTAATCCGTAAGAATCACGATTATGGTGACAGCTTTTCGCAGCAGTACGGAAAATACGGACTTATGAGCGCTTTAATCCGCATGGACGATAAAATGCGACGATTAGAGACGCTACAAGGCGGAGAGCAAGCGCAAGTATCTGAAAGCGTGGGAGATACGTTGCAAGATTTAGCGGGCTACGCGCTATTAGCGTATGTCGAGTCAAAGAAGAAATGATGCAACAACAATCGTATAGCAAATAAGCCTATCCTTCGGAATTATCCGTTGAGATAGGCGAGTTTTCTCGTTTATTAGACTAAAAGGGGCGATTATATGACGAAATTTACTTATGCATCAGCATTCGCAGGCATTGGCGGAATGACACTCGGACTTAAATCGCTAGGTGGCGAAGGGGTTATCGCATGGGAATACGATCCAAGGGAAAAGCGACGCCAATATGCACAGGACGCTCATAAGCTACTTCATCCGGAAATTCCCGTACATGGCGACATTTGCGAGGCTAATATAGACGAGCTACCGAACTTTGACGTATTCTCCTTTACTCCTCCGTGCCAAGCGTTTTCAGTTGCAGGCAAACGTGGGGGATTCGACGACACTCGCGGTACATTGACATTCGAGGCTTTGCGAATCGCAAAGGCGAAGAAGCCGAAGATTCTCTTTATGGAGAACGTTAAAGGCCTCGTAAATCACGATAAAGGAAATACGATGGCGACGATTATTCATGCGATCAATGAGATTGGATATACGGTAGACTTTACGGTATTAAATTCGAAATACTTCGATGTAGCGCAGAACAGAGAAAGGGTCTACCTAATCGCAATTAGAGACGATTTAATTACGTCCGAGCCGTGGAAAGACGTAAAAGGTAAGACAATGCTTCCGAAAGCAAAACGTCGTTATCAAGAAGAAGGCGCACGAACGTTTAACTTTGGTTGGCCGGAACAGATGGAAGTGAGAACGCGATTACGCGATTTCTTAGAGCCTATCGTCGATGAAAAGTATTATTTATCGGAGGATAAGACAGCAGCGCTCGTTGCTCAACTCGAAGAAAAGGTGGAAGGTATTGCTGTAAAAGAGGCGACGACTAAGGGCTACGTCGTGGCTACGGAGGGAGACACCGTTAATATTCAGTTCCCTAACAGCGAAACTCGCCGAGGTCGCGTAGGTAAGCAGATGGCGAATACTATCGAGGCTAGTGGCGTTAATCAAGGCGTTGTAGAGCGTGTAGGCATCGAATATGACCGCAAAAACGGCATCGGTAAAGAGCGTGACATTACGGGTTGCTTATCATCGTCAGATTGGCGTGGACTTAATCGTAATCAATCGCAAACGGCAGTTATGGAATGTATCGGCAACGTAAACCCGAGTGGGAACGGTATGAACGGTAATGTATATTCGATTGATGCCGGACTATCTCCGACATTGACTACAAACAAAGGTGAAGGCGTAAAAATGCTTGAAGAAGTCCGTCCAGTATTAACACCAGAGCGCCTTGAAAAGCGCCAAAACGGACGTAGATTCAAAGAGGACGGAGAAGAATCGTTCACAATCACGTCTATTGATCGCCATGGCGTAGCAGTCGGAGAGTATCCGAAATACCGCATCCGCAAACTTACGCCAAGAGAATGCCTAAAGTTGCAGTCGGTTCCGAAGTGGGCTATTGACGCTCTTTCAACGCAATTTAGTGACAGTCGTTTATACCGCTTTGCCGGAAACGGTCTCACAACAAACGTAATTGTAGCGATAGGAGAGCGCCTTATTAATTATTTATAGCGAAAAAGCAGCAAGCGATTGCCTACTGCTTAAAAATAACGACATTTCCGCTAAGTGACGCAGTATCAGCGTAAAATGATTGCCCTTCGTATTTATCTAACTTAAATTGATTGAAAAGCTTTGCTGCAGTAACGTCTTTACGATTACTAACGAAATAGCCTGCTGCACGCATTTCTTCGCTAAGTGAAGGCGCAGATGGCTTAACGACAGCAAATGCTGTGTCTGAAGGATTGAACGCAATAAGGACACGTGAACGTGGTTTAACGCCAAGTTGTGATAGGATATCACCTTTTAAATATAATCGGTTACGCTTACCAACGTAAATTTGCGCCATGCCTTTATTCGGAACAAACGTAAATCCTTCAAGTAATTGCATTTCATCTTCATCAAATTCTGTATTCGGAACCGGCTTAAAGTGATATTCGAGTGTTCGATCAAGTTCTGCGCAGTATGCGTCAGCTTCACTTGGGGTATCTAGGGTAATCATAGGAAATAGTTCGTTATTAAATTCGACACCTGCAACGTATGTATCGGCAATAGATTCGCAATATGAGCGAGCAGATTCGTTTAATGTAGGAAGCAATTCTTCCAATGTATAAAATTTTGATACGGTCATTCGTATAACCTCCGTTAAGTTAACGTTATTAGTATGACCTATTATAACAAAGAATAGACGCGAAATCAACGCAAAAGGAGTCAACTTAATGAAACGTAATTCAACCGCAAAATCAATATTATCGAACTTACACGCACTGCGGCAGCGCCGTTATGTCGGAGATTTAGACGCCAGTGACACTCTAATCGACTTTGAGCGAGCTTTAGCATTGGCGAAATTGACGGAAAGGCAGTCAGAGGCTATTCACCTCGTATATGACGTAGGATTGACGCAAAATAACGCTGGTAAGCAAATGGGAGTCGGTCAAAATACTATCAGTGAGCTTCTCAGTGATGGAATCAGTGCAATCGACGAAGTCTACGAAATGTGGGTGTGGATGGACGGAGAGTTGACGTAAGATTACTTTAAAGATGAAATGGAGATACTATATGTTAACAAACCAAGACTTACACAACGAAATTACTTCGGAGTTCAAACGATTTAAGAATAGTAAAACTAGCCGACAACATCGTATTAATTTTACTGAACAATTAACTGAAAAGTACTTTTCGCAGCACGAAAAGATGCCAGCGACAAGCGTTCTTGACCGTATGGCTACCTTAATATTGCAAGACGAACTTGCAGACAGACATCCAGATAAGATGTCTAGAAATGAATATCCATTATTGAGTGAAGACCAGCAACGTGTTCGTTACGGAGATGAACGTTCTTTAAAGGCTGCGCAAGATGTGGCGGTGGATGGAATGGATTATCGAGTTAGAACACGAGATAGTAACCGTCGTATGCGAGAATGTTTCGGATAAAACTAATAAAAAGGAAGAAAAAAAGAACGCATATTAATTATTAAAATATGCGTTCTTTTAGTTTATAAATTTACTCTATCAGCTCAAAAAATAAACGGTCGTCACTTTTAAAACCACACTTTAACCAGAAATCATTTATTAGTTTATTTATGGGAGTTAGAAAACTGGAATCTTCCCAACTGTCATACTCTTTCAAAATAGTATGCAACGTATATGCTAACTCTTCGAAAAAATCTACTATATAGGGAGGTTCGTTCTTTTTCATTTCTCGTAGAAATTCTTGGAAAATCACTATACGGTCACCTTCAAATGCTTGTATTCCTTCGAATATTCCTATTATCTGGGCATTAAAATAGAACAATCTATATGAAATAGTTTGGATTGTTGTACAATCACGAGATTAACTTCATCTCTTGCTTTCTCAAGTAACTGCGGTATTTCTTTGACATAGTTATGCAGTAAATTATAAAAATGATTTATAATAATGTCAAATTTTTGAATATGGTCGTCAAAAAGCCACAATGCTCTTGTAGCGTAAAAATTGGCGCCGTATTCGGCAAAAGCGATACTCGCTTGTGAATAGTGAGCTGCTTCTTTAAGAGAAGTTGCGATATGCTCAAAGTCATAAGTTGGAAGGATATGTCTGCATGTTAGATTATGTTCATAAATGTGACCTATCTCATGGTTAATTAAAAATGCCGGCAAAAATGCTTCGTCAATAACTTCGTAAATAAAAGGTGAAAAATATGTATAATTCAATACAATAGCGTGCCATTCCTCACCATTTTCTATGTAATGCAATGTCTTTCCTATTGCATGTTCAGAGTGACCTATTATAGGCAATCCTTTAGCCTCTTGTAAATATCGTACATCTCTTAGTGTATCGTCTGAGAAGATAATGTAGAGATTTGAAAGGTCAAGATTCGGTTGGTTATTTTCAACTAAGCGCCTTATATTAGTTTCCAGTATATCTGTAGGAATCCGCTCTTCATTCGATACGTTAAATAATATATGCATAGCAACCTCCATCTATTAAATAGTAATTTCTTGCTTTTGGAAATTGTTTGTAAAAAAAGAAAAAGTCCCCATATTGGAGACATTTTAACAATCTTTAAACATTTTATTCTGCTTCTCGAACAAGAAATTTTTCCATTTCTTCTGGCGTTAAATCTGAAGGTAATACACCCTTTGCCTTACAATATTCAGCTAAAGGACGAACTTTTACTTTAGGATGGTCTTTAGGACGTGGAATAACGAATACACCATCGAATGCGTCATCAAAACGCTGCATTTCTTTTCTCGACATATTACCACTCTCCTTTAAAGAATTATACCCTTTTTCGGGAGTTTTAATAATATCTATTACACGTCCAGCCATTTTATACCTCCTTGTAAGTGTTCTTCTATTAATATTTTAGCATCAGAATCATATAGCACCATGTTTTGACCATATGTATTTTTTGCACCTAATTCTTCATAAAACGTTATTTTAGATGTTTTAGACGTTAATTGAACATAACCTTCTAAACTTACTTCTACACTATAAGCACAAGAAAAAGCAACTAAACATTTGCCGATATTTACATAGCTTCTGTTCATATTAAGTTTCTTTTTGTTATATTTTTTGTTTTGTGGTGCAGATTCTAAAATATCAATATCTACGCATTTATATATTTCATCATAGTTAGGTCTTACAGCTATTAGCCCTTGTACTATTTCTGGAGATGATTTAGTAATGAGAGCATATACTTCAAATGATAGACTAATAGGTTTTGCCCAATCAAAGTCCCACCCTCCTGTTGGTGTATAATTATTTTTAAGAATTTCAGCTCTTTCTACTTTTCGAAAGTAACATTCCTCAAGTATGTTTGTTGAAACATTTAGTATCATCTACACTATTTCTCCCTTATTCTCTATCGCTATTATAACATACTATGTTCGTTTTACTTTAACTTCCAATATAAAATGTGTTCGTAGTAAACCCATTACTTTTAGAGGCTACTAAATTGGTAGTCTCTTTTTATAATGAAAATACACTCCATTTATACTATGATATAGGTAGATGGGAGGATGTGATTTTGAACATTTCAGAAAAGTCACACAGACAATTTCATGAAACGATTAATGACGAGGTATATAGAAAAAATATAGTAAATCTAACTCCGAAATTTGTGAAAAAGTTTGAAAAGATTATAGAAAATAATAATGGTTTGAACGTTAAGAAAGATATAGCATTTGTAAAAGCAATTTTGATAGAGGCGAGAAGTAATTATTATATGATTTATAATTCAGATTCAAAAGCATTTATACTAACTAAAAGAAATTTCAAAGGTGTTATGATCATAGGTCATTATACACCTGTTGAAATACTTAAAGATTACTTTAAGGGATATGAAAAGGTTATTGAATTAGTTCATATTCATTCCGCAAAAAAAGGCGAAGGACGCAAAATGATGAAGACTATATTGAAATTTAAAAAGGACTTGGAAATACCAATTATGTTGTGGGCTGAAACTGATGATAACGCTCATTATTTTGAAAATTACGGATTTAAAAATTATGGACGTAAGGGTAATGAAGACGAACATTTATTGATTTTGAAGTAATAACTTAAAGTCACATCTAACAGGGTGTGGCTTTTTTCACTAATAACACAAATGTATGTTCGTATTGTATTGTATTGTATTGTATTTTCAAACATATATGATTGAGTGAACATAATGAATAAGGAAAAATTCTTTAATGATGTTGAAGAATGGCTTAAAGATATTGGTAATAAGAAATTGCCCAAAGACATTGAAGTGACTATCAGTTACTCAACAGGAGAAAAGGATGTATTAAAGGTCACAAGCTTTTCGTACCAGCATGTTAGCTGCTACAAAAAATAGAGATAAGTATTTGTATATCCAATATCATCTTATATCTCTTAATCACGTAGTGAAAATGACATTTAAGAAGATAGACAAGTAAGTATCCAACTATCAATAATTTTCTAATCCTTTTGGTAGAGTAATTATTAGACACGCATGTTCGTGTTTTCATATAATGGAAATATAAAGGAGTTGGATAAAATGGAACATGGAAATCTATTAGGAACATTAGTATACGAAAAAAAGACTGTAAGTTATGATGTAGGTAACAGACCTTTCGCTAAAATAGAAGTGTTAGACTTTTTAGATGGAACATTTGCTTCTCAAGCAGAAATATTAGCTACCGGGAAAAAAGTTGCGATTTCTAGCGTGAAAGAAAGTTATTTAGAGGCATTACGTGCTATTTACCCTCTCATTGAAGAAGAAATTAAAGATGTCGAATGGGTTAAAGATGTGCAACGAACTGAAAGTATAATTTAAAAGTATGTTTTAATAAGTCACATCTAATAGGTGTGTCTTTTTTTATGTTATCCATATGTGATGATAATAAATTTAAAGCCTTTTGGAATCGGAAAGTCCATCGCCTTTAGGCATCTTTCTCTTGAACCAAGACTACTATTTAAGGAAACTATTTTTTATTCATTTTCATAAACTTAATTCCGATATTTTACCTCGTTAGTTACCTATACATTATAGGAAAGTAAAAGGCACGCAAACTCACGTATTTCAACGTGAAAGGCGTGTCTTTTTCATATGTACGTGACGGATATGTTTCGCACGAATTATAATTAAACGGAGGTTTTACTGTGTCAACGACAAAGAACGAATTTTACTGCTATTCAACTACGTTAATGCATTTTTTAAAGGCAAATAGCGTTCGGTATACGTATACCACTACTCATTACCGTACACAGAAGCGTATGTGGGTTTTTGAAAGGAACGAAAGATTGTCAAAGCTTCTAGATGAATACGATGCTCGCAAAGCTGCGGCACTTAGTTAACAGTTTAAATTAGTGAACGGAGGGAATTAGTCAATGAAGAACGGATTTGTACAAGTTTCAAACGCAATATTTACGCATTATAACTTTTATCCAAAGTACAACGGTACTGCAATTCAAGTTTACGGATATCTTAAGAAGTTAAATAACTCCGATTATGGATATGCATTTCCGACTAACATGCAAGTTATGCGAGACATGGGGATTAGCGATAAAACCTTTAATAATGCGGTAAAAACGCTTATAGCTTGCGGGCTGGTGTCTGTTAGCAAACGTAAAGGAGCAACGTTCAATAACAATGTATATCAACTGCACGAACCAATCGAAGATATGGTCGAGTTTTTTATTAAGTATCCAGAAGCTAGAGAAGTGTGGGTTGCGAAACAAACAACTGCGGATAAAGTAGCTAGACGAAAAGACTCCGATAAAGAAGCATTTATTAATGAAAAAAGTACGGAAAATGATAGCGCACAGTAATTTTTACTGAACGACACAGTAAATTCTACTGTACGACACAGTAATTTTTACTGCGTATAAATAATTACTTATAAATATTTACTATAAATAATTACTATTAACGCTTATTTGCTAAAGCAAATAATCGTAGCAATCGATAATAATATATTTTATTGTTATTCTTTTAAAGAATACAATAAAGAGATACAACCGCTATTATACAAGTTATTATTTTGCGTCTATATCTTTAGTGAAAATGATAAATTATTTAATTTTATTTCGGTTATATATTGAATAATATTCCAATGATTTTTTTGTATAGTATTATTATCGCTATACAGATCAAACTGATGAAATAAGTCTAAACGATTAAGACATATCGATGAATTAAAAGATTAGGTGGGTGGTATTATGACAAAAGAAGAAAAAGTTAAATTAATTGATTTGCAACTTGAATACCTAGAGATGACGCATTTAAATGCGCAGGGACTAATGAAAAATTTAGATAGTAGTGTAAACGACAAACGTTTCCTAGAAGATCCTACTCATTCTGAAAAAGAATTAGAGCCATGTTTATAATAGAAAAAAAAGAAGCCTAAAATCGGCCTCCTTTTTTAATTCTTTAAATTTTGGTACGCAGAATATATCGCAATTCTTTTTATATATGCGATTCGTACTTCCGCGGATTAGGTTGTTCTTTTTCAAGAAGCCAAATACGACCAACCTTACGACAAACGACTTCTCCTTTGCTGCATAACAATTTGATGTGTGGTTGAGAAAGTCCCCATAATTCGGATGCTTCGGCTATATCCATTACTTTAAATAACGGACTATCTGCGTCAGGTATTTTATTGCTCATTGTTATCACCTCGTTTATTGATTATTTCTAGTATGATGTTAACAATGAAAAGAATTACGATTAAGGCGTACAGTACTAAGAAAACATAGTCTGACGTCGTTAGACTATTAAAGTCCATTATTCGTGGGATTAAAAATGCCAATGCTACGATGATAACAATGTCAAATATCCGTCTGAGTGTCATTTGCATATAGATAGTGGATGCGATAAAATACTGTATACAAAGGAGGCTTTCACCTCCTTAGCGTTATTTGCGACGTTTTGGCTTGGTCGGCTGACGTCGCTTTTTGTTGTTGTTTTTACGGTTGTTATTCTTCAACTGCTGTAGGTTTACAGCTAATGAGGAAAGACCGCCCAAGATTCCAACAACTGTACTTACGTACATAAGTATTTTATCGTAATCCACTTTGTTCACCTCCTTGTTTATACTCTTATTATACTATGAATAAAATAATTCGTCAACGATTAATTGCGTATTTACAACGTATTTTCGACGCATAAACTTAAAATTATAATTTATTATTAGGAAAGGATGTAATAATACATGACAAAGTTAAATGAAATGCAATACGCTGCTATTGCGATATTATCACAGCCGAAACGTGGTGGACTTACTTATGAACAAGTCGCTGAACGTGTCGGAGTACATCGTGATACGTTGTTAGCATGGCGTAAGAACGACAAGTTTAACGATGAATTAAAGCGTACTATTATGCGTGCTACTATTGATGATTTACCAGAGATTATGGCGTCAATACCACGTCATATTATTGAGGACGGTAATGCTGCGCTATTTAGGACGTTAATGCAAGCGCAAGGTTTATTAACGGATAAAGTCGAAGTAACAACGACTGTTGGCGCAAATGACGTAGATAGCATGAAGGCGGAGATTGAGCGAATTAAAGGCAGTCAGTGATGCCGAATTAAATGGTGAGTATTGCTACTATATAAGTAGAGGGTGCGATTGTTGTACTTTTTGTATATCCGCAGATGTCTGTATGAAGGCTTAAATTATCAGGCAGACGTTCAAAATGGACGTCCACCTAAATGCTTTGAACAATATGGAAATATTTTTTATTATCGCAACTTGAAAGCTTTGACTAATAAGATTAGGCTGTAGAAATAGGTTTGTAAGGCTTATTTAATTAAGTAAGAAAGAACTAATAATAGAAAAATAATATGGTAATATAAGTAATAATTGTATAGTTTATTAACTATTTTCCTGAATTAAACATATTTCTTCCACTTATTATGTTATTATAGTTATGGACAAACATAAAAGGGAGGAAATGGAAAATGATGAAAAAGAAATTATTTGCTGTAATCTTTACTTTAACAATGTTCTTCTTATTGAACGTTGGTACTTCAAGTGCAAGTGAGGTAGTTTTAAACGACGCGGAGATAGAAAAATTAAGAGAAAACTACATATCATTAGGTATTGATGAAGTAACAGGAGAAAAATTAATTCAAAAAGTATTAAATGGGGAATTATTAGATTCACAAAATCCTGAAAAACTTAAAGGGAAAGACCTTGTTATTCTTCCGGACGGTGAGAAAAATATCATAGAATTTGAAGATGGTTCTAGAATTTCTTTAGAAATGGAAGATGAAGCAATTACAACTTTTGGTTATTCAGAAGTACCTGTAAGTAGTGATTGTAGTAATGGTTCTGGATACAGTACATGTACAGTTACAGTAAAATACAATGATTTAATCTGGACAATTTCTTATAAAACAACAGTAACTCGTGTAAGTGGTGGAAACACAACAATCACAGCTCCTAGAGACTTATATGTTGATATGGTTCTATACGACTATGTAACTTTAGATTCAAAAGCTACTAATCCAACGTCATCAGGTTCTACACCAGCAAGAACAGCATGGAAATTCAAGGCTTCTCATAAAACTGGATTATACACAATGACAAGAGACCTTGCTGTCTATGGAAGTAACTCTAGCATTTATGCTAGACTTGAATGGCAATAATATAGTTAAATATAAAAGACAAAATCAATTAATTTAGGTTTTGTCTTTTTATATTTAATTAACTTTAAGGGAGATAAAATATGGAGATAATAGTTTTAATAGCGATTTTATTAATGATATTTTTTAGTAGTAGTACAATAGAAAAAAAGATAGAAAAGATGAACAATAAAAATGAAGAGATAATTGAATTATTAAAAGAAATAAAGAATGAAATTAATAACAAATAAGAATAGTGGAAATTTAGCCCTACTTATATTTGAATAGGGCTTTTTCCTATATTACAATCAAACGCTTTGAACCGTACCAAGAGATGACTCGTTATCAAAACTTAACAGTTTTGACAACGAACCTCCGACATGATAAGATAGCGCTATAAACGTTATCATAACTCATTGTCATAATTGGAGGTTAAAATGTGACGAAATACGGCTACGGGCGAGTATCAACTATGGCTCAAGATTTAGAATCGCAAATACAAGCGTTAGAGGCTGAGAATTGCGACGAAATACTAACGGAGAAGTTTACGGGTACTACAACGCAACGTCCGGTATTTGACGCGCTAGTAACGCAGTTAACCGCAGGGGATACGTTAGTGGTGACTAAGCTAGACCGACTAGCACGCAATACTCGCGAGGGAATAGATGTCATAGAAGGGCTATTCGCTAAGGGTGTTAGAGTGCATGTGCTCAACGTCGGGTTACTGGAGAATACGACTATGGGACGCTTCTTCCTCACTACACTACTGGCGGTGGCAGAGATGGAGCGCAATCTAATTATAGAACGTACGCAAGAAGGCAAAGCAATAGCTAAGCAACGAGAGGGTTTTACGGAAGGTAGACCGAAGAAGTATACTAAGAAACAATTAGACAACGCCATGGAAATGTTAAAAACGCACAGCTACAAAGAAGTTGAAGCAATTACAATGATTTCAGTTGCGACTTTAGCGCGTGAACGAAGAAAGCGAAAAGAAAACGAAATAGTTAACGATTGAGCTACCGAAAGCTTGATCGTTTTTTATTGTGTAATTTTCGTAATCCCCCAAGCCCATGTCTGTGAAACTGCCTTTCTGACACTGAATAAATCGCCGTCCTAAAAATTCACTTTGACTTTGCGGAACAGCAACGCAACACCTAACGCCTTTCAATCGCGTCCCTACGTAGCCTGTAAGCCGTTTAACGATTAAAGCCGATAGATTGCAAGGTGAACACAAACAAACGCTAAATCAACGCATTACAGAGGGAATACATAAGCAATTACGAAAGGAGATGCTAATATGGCATGGGTAAACGGAGAATGGCTTGAACGAGATAAACGCGAAGCATTGATCACAGTGTATCGGGAGTATGTAGATACTATAGACAGTAAGTATTCTAATATTGACGGCATTATTAGTGCTGGACTTATCGAGGATTATTACGCTAGGTTGACGGAGTTAAAGCGATTGGAACGTATTCATCGTTGTGAGGATGATTTATTATATTTCGTATATCAATATTTCTCCGACGAATCGAATCCAGAAAATGAAGTCAATTTAATTCCGAAAGGGCAGCGATATGAAGATGCGGCAGACTTTCACCGAGAACTTTGCAAATTGTTGGACGACATCACAAAAGGGAAGTCGTCATCAAACGTTGCATGGTCTGTAGGACGCCGACATGCGAAAACTGGGTACCTATCTAATGCGTATCTATGCCACCAAGTTACGTATCGTAAACAGAAATATATAATCGAAGTTTCTGACACTACAGATGTAGCAGCAGATTTCATAAAGTTTACTGCGCAGAATCTAAAATTTAACGAGCGTCTACGTGCTGATTTCGGCGAACTATTATATCCAAAATCGCAAGCGAACGAAGTAGATAATAAGTTAGAGTTCATTACTACTAGCGGTACAAAGGTAGAGGCGAAGGGGATGGGTACGCAAATGAGGGGACTCCGGCACCTTAGTAATCGTCCAGGACTTTTCTTGCTAGATGACCTTGAAAGTAACGCAAATACAAATACGCCTGAACTTCGTATGAAAAACTTACACTGGTTCCGGTCAGAAATGATGGAGGCGTTAGGGTTCGGTGGTATCTGTATTTACATGGGGACGATTTTAGGTCCAGACTCTTTACTTAATCACGTAATCACACAACGAAAAGACTTCATTAGCCGTAAGTTTCCTGCGATTTTATCTTGGACAGAGCGCGAGGATTTATGGGATCATTGGCGTGAGATTTACAATAGCGACGACGTAGACTCCAACGAAAAAGCAAACGCTTTTTACGAAGAAAATGAAAAAGAGATGCTACGAGGAACTAAAACGTTATGGCCACAAATGTATTCATATAAATACTTTATGGAAAAACGAGAGTCGATGGGCGGCAGAGCATTTAACCAGGAGTATTTAGGTAATCCTACAGACCCTGATTCGCAGATTTTCAAACCAGAGGAATTTACGTACTATTACGAGTCAGAGTTAGAAAGTATGCAAGTGGACTATTATGCAGCCGTGGATTTTGCAATGGGGAAGGAAAAAGGTGATTACTCTGCAATTGTAACACTTGCTAGGAATCAAGATACAGGTACTTGTTACGTTGTTGATACGTTTATAGAACGCGTACATCCCGATATACTACTGAATACAGTCGTACAAAAGGCACTATATTACCAATACGCAGGAATCGCAGTAGAGGCACAGATGGCGCAAGAGTGGTTCGCCCATAAAGTAAAGGAAGAACTGCAACGATATGGCTATCCAGGAATTACACGCGTCAAAGAGGTTAAACAACGTATGCGAAAGTCATTACGTATTGAGGCGTTATTACCTGATATACAGAACAGTAAGATACGATTCAGCAAGAAGCATCGTTTATTAATCGAACAATTAGAGTTGTACCCTAACGCTCGATGGGACGATGGTCCGGATGCACTTGCAATGGCGTTTCAGTTGGCGCAAGGTACGAAGAAAATACAAATACAAGAAAAACCAGTGTGGTTATAATATAATTAACGCTAAACTAACGCAAATTTATGCCGATAACCATCATAGGTGGATAGATGAAGGGTAGCTCCCTGAATTAACAAGCACATATCTCGATGTGTTTCCACCTTATTTATACCGAGAAATCACAACGAGGAGTGATTAGTATGACAAGAGTAGCACGTAACCGATATACACATATTAAAAACGAAGATATTGTCAAATTATACTTAAAAGGGATGTCTAGTAACCAGATAGCAGGCTTATTCAATGTAAGTAGTACATTAATATTACGTAGACTAGATGAAGTTGGTGTTGGAAGAAGAAAGCCCAACACGTATCCAAACTTAACAAAAGAGCTATTAGAGGATTTATATAATATCCAAAAGTTAAGTTCTAGGGATATTGCAGCAAAAGTTGGATGCAGTAATCGTTTAGTCCTTAAAAGATTAAAGAAATTTAACATACAGATAAGGTTGAATGCTGGAGATAAGTCATTTACCTCGGAAGAACGTAAGGAAAAATGGGGTATGCGGTTAGATGAACATCCGAGATGGAAAGGCGGAGTAACAGCAGTCTCTAGGTTAATTAGAAATAGGTTAGCGTGGGTCTCTAAAGAACGTTTAGCCTTAGATGGATACAAGTGTGGGGAGTGTGGAGCTCCTCGAAATTTACATGCTCATCACCTTCGAAGGTTCTCCGATATTGTACAGGACATACTTTCTGAAAACCCTAAGCTAAGTCTTTTAGATGAAAAGGAACGCTTAATTTTTGTAGATATTTGCGAAAGAGATAGTCGATTAACAGATATAAATAACTTAATCACATTATGTGATTTATGTCACCACAATCAGCATAGCGAAGAGAAGTTTGAAGTGATTCATTTTGAAATTCTAGAGAAAGAATGGAGAGAGTACGTCGATAAAAACCATTTTAATATGTCATTAAAAGAAATGCGTAAAACTACTAACGTTGATCATCACAGAACTATTGCTTACATGAACCATAAAGGGCTTCTGTTTGCATTCCAAAATAAATATTGGTTACAAAGACAATTGGAGACAAAAAACTTTAGTTCGATTGCATATGAGTTCCATAGCGCAAAGTATCCGTGCAGAGCACCTGATATTAAATATTATGCAGATGCATTCAGCTTACTAACTAAAGATACATCCCTTATTTTAACCAAATATAATGAAGGTTTATCTGTTAGGAAAATAGGAGAAGAATTAGGGATGACGAAGTGGGAAATTAAAAAATCGCTAAAGTCATATGGGATAGAGCGCACAACAAACCATCTGAGACTAGACATTACGTACGAGTTAGTTTATCCGCTATTTAAGAGCGGAATGTCGATGAATCAAATATCCAAAGAATTAGATTGTTCTTTAAATAAAGTTTCAAAAGTTTTAAGAGATAATGGAGTTAATACTAATATTCGAAGGTATAAAGTAAAAGACGATGGTATTGGGTACACATTATTTGATGACATACAAGGGCTAATTAGTATGTATAGGAGTTCCGATAAAACAGTTAAAGAAGTGGCACAGCACTATAAAATACCAGAGTGGGCAGTAAGAGAGTTACTAAAGGAAAATAACATCAGCATCGATCTTCAAAGAAATAAAATAAAAGTTGACGATGTTGTTTTAAAAAGATTATTGAGTGATGGACATACAATACTTGAAGTTTCTGCTATATTACAGGTATCTGAGAGTGTAGTGAGGGCAAGAATGAAAGAACTCGGTATACTTAGACAAATTGACGAAACTAGTATTTTAAAGCTATATAGCGAAAATCATTGTCTACGTGATACGGCAGATAAGTTAAACTTATCACCAATAACAGTAGCGAAATATTTGCGTAAAAATGATATTCACATTAAGCACAGGAGTACTAGGGATGATATACCCTTAGAAGAAGCTAAAAGACTTTATCTTCAGGGGTGGACATTCAGAAAATTAGCAGAAAGATACAAATGCTCAACTACATTAATACAAAAGAAATTGGATATAAGAAAGCCTACACTAAAAGATGTGATTTCAAAAGAGACACTACATGATTTGATAGTGATAAAAGGATTAGGATATCAAGATATTGGAAAGAAGTATAATACTTCACGAGGCGCCGTATGGCGGTTGGCCCAAAATTATGGAATAAATAAATGAGAACAAGCATCGTCTAATTGACGATGCTTTTTATATTGGCAAAACTAACGCAAAGGAGGCCCCAAAAGAGTGACAACATGGAACAAATTTGGACGTAAAAGCAACGCATATATGAACGAAACTGGAAGCGTCACAAACAACGTTGATACGTTCAAGCAAGGCGAACAATTTCCACCTACTAACGCAATTGAGCGTATCGCTAAATACCGTAGAATGAAAAAGTTATATGACGGAAAACAGGCGGAAATTTACGAACGTGCTACAGCTTTGTTACGTGATACACCACATGCACCGCAGTTAGAAAAGCTATACATTGCCGTGAATATTGCTGATCCGATTATTACGAAAGTTCCCGATTTACTAGTCGGAGAACCACCGATTTTTGATAGTGGCCTAGCAGATGACACACCGCAACAAGTTGCAATCAACTCGTATGTAGAGGAAAACGACTTAGTAAAACTCATTCACGAATCTGCGCTTGCTAATGGTTATCGCGGTGATTCTTGGATTAAAGTACGCTACGATTACCGTCAAGACTACAGTGCTTTGACTGAATTAGGTATTGAAAAGCCTGTTGACGCAGAGATGGAGCCAATTATCGAACATGTAGCCGCTGATTGCGTTTTCCCGCAAACAAGCGCAGGGAACGTTAAGAGTTTCAAGTCTGTTGTAATTGCGGCTGTTGAGTGGGTTGTTACTGCAAAAGAGGATATTCCTTTTTTAAATGTAGAGCGTCATTTACCGGGATACATCATAAATGAGCGATATAAGCTACAGTCATATGAAGGCGGAGTTGATAATAGTTACGGTTATCCTGTACAGCTATTTAAAATCGTCGAGAAAGTCGGAGAAACAACGACAACAGAAACGGGAGTTCCGCACTTATTAGTACACCACATTCCATATAAATCAACGGACGATCAATGGGAAGGAAAAGGTACGTTAGAAGCTCTAGAATCGATTTTAGTAGCAATTAATGACCGACTTGTTCAACTAGACTACATCCTTTGGAAACACAGCGACCCCACAGCATATGGTCCAGAATTAGGAACAACAGGGACAGCACGTCTGACAGGCGCTTATATTCCTTTAACTGCCGAAGATGCGACACCAGGCTATATGACGTGGGACGGACAATTAAACAGCGCATTTAAAGAACTCGAAACATTAATCGGAATGGCTTTCCAAATCGCAGAAACTCCGCAATGGCTTTTCGGTACAGTTTTAGGCGACCAAAACGCAGGTGGAACGGGTACTTCGCATACAGACGGAGCTGCGATTAAAGCTCGCTTCATGCCGATTCTAACGAAGGTGGCACGTATTAGAACGCACTATGATCGCGCCTTGCGAGATGCTCTATACAATTGTCAGTTACTCGATATTGCACATGGAGAAGCTAACTTTGAAGCCGTTTATCCTACTATTCAATGGAGAGATGGATTGCCGCATTCAGAAAAAGAGCAAGCCGAAATCATGGCGATTCGTACAGGAAACAAGCCGACTATAGATGTTGCTACTGCTATTAAACGGTTGGATTCGCTTGATGACATACAAGCTGCACAGATTATAGACCGAATAGAAGGCGACACAGAGCGCGAAGTAGGGACAGTCGATGCTTCCATCTTTAATAAACTTGATACAGCAGTAGACGAAGGAGCAGACGATTAATGCGAGAAGCACCGCAACCAAACTACGATTACGATGTAAAGAAAGTCGTCAAAGCGTACGAGAAAGCACTAAAAGACGTACAGCAAGAGCTTAACAGTTTATTTCTAACAGACTTTCAACGGGCACAACTGCTTGTGACAGAAAGAAACATACGTAACATATTATCCGACATATCAAAATTCAGTGATGAATGGTCTTCCGTCGCCATATCTAAATCAGCAACCGAAGGTATCGCATCGACGATTTATTCACTAGGGCTTGCGCCAACATACGAAGAAGCCTTAAAGATTGCCCGATACAACAAAGTAAACAAACGCCTTGTAGCCGCAGCAATAGCTGATACTCAGACGGATTTGCTTGCAGTAACACAGAATATTGAACGACAAGCGAAGTTAGCCATCAGACGAGCAACCGCAGAAGCTATGCGGCATACACTTACACGCGGAAATAACGCGACTCAAGACATTGCAAAAGAAATCCGACAGCGTATCGTTCAAGCGACAGACGTTGCGATTATCGACAGTCGCGGACGTAGGTGGAAGTTAAGTACGTACACCGATATGTTAGCACGCGAAAAAATGAAACAGGCGCACCAGGAAGCATCTATTAACGAAGCACTTTCGGAAGGTTCATTGTACGGTCGAATAAGCAGACACGGAGCTAAGGATAAGTGTCGTCTATGGGAAGGGAAAATAGTCAAATTAGTGGCTGATGCGCCAGGTGACTATCCGTATTTATACAGCATACCTAAAACTGAATTTAATCATGTTGGCTGTAAACACCTTATAACTCCATTACGCGACCCAAGTAAATACAACAACTTATAGGGAGTTGATGACATGCGGAAGAAGTGGGATAAGTAAACGATGACCAAACGTACATGTCGTTAAACTGCAACGGAAACTATGTGCGACGGCACTCAAACGGAGGTAATACGATGATTAAATATTTTAACGCATTTTTACCGCTAACCTTACAATTCTTTGCTGCAGAAGGCGAGACAGAAACGCCAGAGACGAATCCAGACGGACAATCATCCGCAGAAACGAAAGTCAAATCGTCTGAGAGCGCAGATATACCGCAAGAAAAGACACTAACGCAAGCAGAATTTGAAGAAGCGTTAAAAAAACGTCTAGAACGTGAACGCAAGAAATTCGATGGCTTCGATGATATGAAAACGAAGTTAGCTGTATACGAATTTGAGGAAGAAGAACGACGCAAAGCTGAATTAACCGAAACGGAACGATCGCAGGAACTTGCGAAACAATTCGAAGAAGAAAAGAACGCATTAACGGCTCAACTCGAAGCCTTACGTGAGCAGTCTAAACAAGAACGTATCCGTAACGAATTCACCAAGGTAGCTTCAAGCGCCAACATCGTATATATTGATGACGCTATCGCCCTTGCAGACTTATCTAAGGTAAGTATCGACGATGACGGAAAAGTGATCGGAATGGATGATGTCATCAAGTCGCTTGTTGAAAATAAACCGTTCTTGGTAGCGAAAAAACAAACGCAACCAATTGGAACAGCTACAAACGGTGGTCAACAGTCGGTAGAAAAGACAGCCGACCAATTACTTTCAGAAGCAGCAGAGAAAGCACGTCAAACGGGCTCATTAAAAGACAAAGCTGCGTATGCACAATTGAAAAAACAACTTGGTAAATAGTCGTTTGGCAAAAAATTGCTGACGGCTTTTTATATTGCGGAAATCCGCACATTAAATCAAAAACACTAAAGGAGACATATTACATGACAATTTTACAAAATCAAATCGTAGGCAAGAAAGAATCGGTAACAGATGAACTATTACTTTTAAATCCACATCAAACACCAATGATTAGCTTAGTAGGCTTTGGAGACGCAGTATCGCAAGTTGAACATCAATGGTTTGAAGATGAAATGTATGCAGATGAAACGACAGCAACAGCAACTACAGCCGAAGCTACTAAAATTACAGTTGCAGATGGTTCAATCTTTGAACCTAAACATGTAGTGAAGATTGGTGAAGAATTACTATTAGTTACCGCAGTTATCGCTAACGAGCTTACAGTTACTCGTGGATACGCTAGAACAACAGCAGGCGTTGTAACAGAAGGCGCTAAAGTTGAATTCCAATTCGTTGAAGGCGTCGAAGGTGCAGATGCACGTAAAGCACGCTTTAAAGCACGTAAACGAGTATCGAATTTAACACAAATTTTCGATGAAACAGTATCTATTTCAGGAACAGCAGCAGCAACTTCTGAATACGGAATTGACGATCTATACGAGTATGAGAAGCAAAAGAAACTTTTAGAGCTTGCATTACAGCTAGAAAAGGCAGTAATTAACGGAGTGAAATACGAATCAGCAGACGGAAAAGTTCGTCAAACGGGCGGTATTCGTAACTTTATTCAAACTAATGTATTCGACAAAACGGGTGCAGCATTAACCCTTGATGCTTTAGGAGACGCCTTCCAAGCAATTTATGAGGCTGGAGGTTTCGCAACAGGCGGTAATTACAAAATTATTGTAGGTGCAAAACAAAAGCGTGCATTATCAGCAGCAGACAAAGATAAAATCTCAATCACACGTCAAGATAATGGTCGTGGTCAAGTAGTTGATCATTACTTATCAGACTTCGGTTCTGCGGAAATCTTACTAAACAACAACGTAGCACCAGATGAAGTGTTTATTATCGACGCTAACCGTACTGAAATCAAACCACTTAAAGGTCGTGACTTCTCTCATACATTCTTAGGGCATAAAGGGGACTATGTGGAAGGTCAAATCGTAGGTGAATTCTTACTTGAATTCAAACAAGAAAAGGCACACGCACGTATCAAAGGATTAAAATAATTGCTTTTTAGGCGGTTTATAACCGCCTTTTTCAATTAATACGAAAGGAGTTTAAGTATGGCTAAGTATAAATCACGCTATAAGGCACTAGGTTTTTACGTCAATGGTGACTTAAAGCGATTTAATAACGGACTCTATGTAACTGATGATAAGGATACTATGACGGTACTAGACTCAATTACAGACGCTATTCAAGTGAATGAGCCAAAAACTACAGTAACTAAACCTGATATATCGGAGGCAAAGACTACGCCAAAAGCGCCAGCTAAACGTACAGCCTCCACTAAATAATACGGAGGTGAACGTATATGACGCAATATGATGAATGGGCTAATACGGAGCTACCAACAGAACCAACAACGCCAAGCAATCCGGAAGAACAACCTAGTGACGAGCCGGTAATCATTGGTGAATGGGATCTAACGGAAGCTACTGAATATGTCGCATACCATGCGGTTGATAATGAAGACTTTTTATCGTCGGATAATACGATACAAGTACGATTCTTAAACGTATCTAAACGAACATTACAACGTGCTTATAAAGGCTACCTAATACCAATCGAAGCGTCTTACCTATTTGCCTGCGTCCTTAACGCCAATTTCAATGATACGACGGTAATGGCACAGCGCGGAGTTGCCGGTTTTAGCGTAGATGGCATTTCATTTACGTTTAAGGATTGGGCGAAAAAGGAACTCGACGACTTAATTACGGACGACATTCGCGATTTAATCACAGAAGCAAATCCTAGCATCGACAGCAATAATGGTCGTATAAAGTGGGTGACGTTGTAATGGCTATTATTCCATTAAAACAAAAGGCGTTTGTGCGTAAATACATCGCAGACATTAACGATGGTTGGGCGACTGATGATTACGCAACGCCGGTTGAATATGCGGTTAGAGCTACGGAACGCTTCGATATTGTCACGAATCAGCTTGGCGAAGAAGTTACAGCATCGCTTAAATTAATGTTCGATAAAATGCCCGACGTTGGATATGACGATATGTTCTCATATACAAACGAACATGGGAGCACAATCGAGCGCAAGCCTAGATCGATTAAATACACACGGATGATTAACGGCAAAGCCACGTTGACATCCGTTTTTCTGTGAGGTGACGAAATGGCAGGCGAATTTTATTTTGAATCTGACGTAATGGCCCGAGCGATAGAACGTTCAATCGACGCTACTGCTCGTGGAATGTTAAATGGACTCACCGACATTAAGAACGAATGGAAAGCCGAATCGGTAGATGCAGCGCCAATTGATACGAGCAATTTACGCCAACAAATAGCTGCGGAAGTTTTTACGGAAGGTACTGAATCAGGCGTCGAGATTACCGCAAATGCTACACGTGGATCAAGGCGATTTAACTATGCTTACTACATTCACGAAGAAAACGCGGGCGGTGCGAACATTAGCGGAGAAAAGAAATTCCTTGATAAGCCAGCGCAAAATAGTAAAGAGAAGTGGGCGGGATGGATTGAGAGAGAAATTGAATTGGAGCTTAGAAGGGATGGTTGGTAGTCTATGACGGACATAATCGGAGAAATTAATACAATTAGCGATTTACTGGAGACCGTAGGTGTTACTCGCTTTTATAAGCAGGACCTACCACTAAAGTACGTAGCTAATACGATTGGGATTCGATGGCAAGGTGATAGCGATGAAGAATTTACACAAGCAGCTTACGAAATTAATCGACCGTATCAAGTCATCTACTTCGGCAATAACGAGGTCGATTGTTTAACTAAAACGAAGGTGATTCGCTCGAAAATAAGCGATTACTTATCGAAAAAAGTACAAATTAGAGACTCTAACGATTTTATGACGTTTGAGTCTTTTTCTATGTCCGCACCTTTTAAGACGGACACAAACGGAGTATATGCGGTTGTTGGCGTGCTTAACGTTTCGTTACTAGAAGCCTATACACAACCACATTACGAAAAAATGCAAGAAATTCATGCAACTATTAACGAAGGAGGAATTTAATTATGGCAAACGGAGGGATTTTTGATCCAACATCCTTACCAGTACGTCCAGGGTTGTACATGCGCTTCATTCGTGCAGCGCTTGCTGGCATTGGCGGAGGTCCAAGAGGCATCGTAGCATTGCCGATATTCAAATATGTCGGTACTGCAGTAAGTGGGAAATTTTACACAGTTGAAGATGTTGCGGACGCTAATGATTTAGTCGGAAGTGTTAACGCTGTGTCCATTAAGCGTGTATTAGAGGGTGGAGCGAAGGAGGTATTGGTCTATGCGGTTCCAGAATTGATTATGCCAGAAGTAGAGTCGGCGCAATATGATTCATTACGTGAAGCTTACTCGGTACAGGACTTCAATGTTTTCGTTTATCCAACAGTTATTAGCGCTACAGAACAAACGTCAACTAAAGCATGGGTAGCCGATTGTCGAAACGAAGGTAAACACTTTATGTACGTAGCTGGTGGAAGCGCAGAGGACGACTTGGACATTACAGTTGGTAACGCTAGAAGTATCGTTTTAAAAGATGAATATATCGCAAATTTAGTTACTGGCGTAGTTCTACCCGACGGTACAGAAGTACAATCCGCGGATTATGCACCGTATATCGCAGGATTAATCGCTGGAACACCTGTTAATAAATCGATTACTTACACAGAGCTGCCAGTGTCAGACGTTACTTTGCGTCTAAAGAACTCGCAGATTGAGACTGCATTAATCTCCGGATCACTTGTAATTGTAAAGGACGGCAAAAAGGTTCGCATCGAACAAGGAGTAACAACAGATTCTAGCGCAGTAGAACGCGGAAAAATCCGAACAACGCGTGCTAAACAAGCGATCGCTTCTGATATTCCAGCGACAGCGCGAGACGCTTACATCGGTAAGGTCGATAATAATCCGAACGGTCAAGCGTCATTAATTGCCTCAATCAAAGCATATCTGGAGCAACTCGAAACTGAGAACGTGCTAATGAATCCTCAAGTAGCACTAGATACTCGCTATAAATCCGAGGGAGATAAAGTATTCTTAGCGGTAGCTTACACGCCAGTTGACTCTATGGAACGAATTTTCTTGACGATTACTGTTTAGTAGTCGTCTTTTTAACACAAATATAACGCAGGAGGTAATAAGCATATGGTTATGAAATCAACGGGTGCTGTCAGCGGAACATTCGGTAAGTTAATCCACGACGGACAGTGGCTTATGAACGTATACGGGGTTGAAGTTAACGGAGAAATCACCTACGAAGATGTTAAACGTTCGGGAACACGCGCTAAAGGTAAAAAGGCGATGGACTACGAATTTACTGGAACAATTAAGTCGTACAAAATGAGCAATGAGTTTGCAAAGAAAATCGGACAGATTACGGACGACACTAAGGGCGCATTTGTAACAGATCTTATCGTAGCTTTAGAAGACCCTGAAAATGCGCCAGTAGGTGCGGAGAAAATCCGTATTAAAGGCGTTCAATTTACGAATATTCCCGTAATCAACTTCGAGCACGGCTCATTAGTCGAGGAAGAATTACAATTCGTTTGCGAAGGCTACGAATACATCACTATTTAACACAAATATGACGCAAGAGCTTCGGTACTTAGCGTCTTTTTTTAATTTGAAAAACTAACTCAACGGAGGTTTTATTTTTGACAAACATATTACAAGCGCTATTAGGCTCAAAACCAACAGTAGAAATTACTGACACTATTTCAATTAAGCGACTAGGAGGAGATTTTACAATTAAGGCACTCACAGGTGACGACCTCGATAAAATTCGTGATCAAGCTACTCAGATAGTTAAAAACGGCAAAAAATCAGAGTTAAAGGTAAACGAAGAAGAGGTTGCTCGCTTAATTATCGCTAAATCAGTAATAGACCCTAACTTTGCTGATCCGAGTTTACTTGAACATTTTGGCGCAACGGACGCAGGAGAGTGTGTGCAAAAAGCTTTGTTATTTGGTGAAATTGTATCTTTACAAGAAGCTGTTATGAAGCTGTCCGGATTTGACGACGAGGAAGAAATCGAAGAAGTAAAAAACTAATTCTGGCGGGCGGCGAGGCTTACTTGCTGCACCGCATATGGCAAGACAAACACAAGTATCCTCATGAGATTTACGTATTGGAACGACGACATAGAAATTTCATCTACGCGTCAGAAATGCTCGTTATTGAGGAAGAAGAAAAGGCGGAAAGAGAACGTCAGAAAGGAGGAAAATAGATGGCCGTAAATTTAACCGCAATATTTCGTGTTCGCGACCAAGGCACCTCAAGACTACGACAAATCACGCAAATGATGGATAGAATGAATCGAACAAGCCGAACAACTAGTCAAAGTATGACAGCCGCACAAACAGCGACAAATCGTCTAGGTAACGCAGTTTCAATGACTTCAAATCGTATGGGCGGATTCGCTGCGAGAGTTAGCCGGTTACATGTAAGCTCTAGCGGACTTAGTGCGTCGTTAGGTGGAATGCAAAGCACGCTTATAGGACTTGCTGGCGCCTATCTAACTGCTCAAGGCGCAGCTAAAGCGTTCGACGCAACAATTGGTGCTGCAGCTAGATATCAACAATCAGATGTCGCAGTTAAAGCAATATTTAATGACGCCGCTAAATCAGACGCATATCTAAAGTTAGTCGATAAGATGGCGATAGATAGTCCGTTACTCAACTCCACCGAGATGTTAGCATCTTCAAAAGGATTAGTAGCGATGACTAAAAACGTTGACGAACTTGGGAAAGCGTGGTCAATTATCGAAAAATTAATGGTGCTTGATCCGACGCAAGGAACTGACGGAGCAACATTCGCTTTAAAGGAGATGTGGCAAGGAGATTCACTTTCAATGGTTGAGCGATTTGGATTGAGTAAAAAGGATTTGAACCGTATCAAGAAACTTGCAATTCCACAACAAATAGCAGAAATCACTAAGCTACTTGACGGTATGGGAATTACACAAAAAACAGTAGAGGCTATGGGTTCGACAACTCTCGGATATTGGTCGCAGATAGGCGAACGTGTCGAGAAGTTTCTTCGTCAAGTGGGCAGAATGGGTAACTCAAAACTCGGTGACACGCTAGGGAAAATTGTTGATGCATTCGATAACGCAGATTTAGACGGAATTGCTGCGAAGTTAGACGAAAAACTCGCAAGCATCGTAGACAAAGCAATAGCCTTTGGTAAATTCATTTGGAAGTGGAAAGAGCCTATCGCATATGTAGCAGGAGCAATCACCGTAGCTTTAGGCGCATTTGCGGTCGTTGGTGTCATCGCAGCACTTGTGAATCCAGTCGCACTAATCGCAGCAGGAATTGCCGCAGTAGCAGTCGGAATAAAAGCGCTCTATGACAATAGCGAAACGTTCCGAGGTATTATCGGCAGTATTGTCGGAAAAGTCAAGTCGTTGGTTGACGCATTTAAAACAGGCGGGACTAGCGGATTAATTGATGCTATTTTACCACCAAACATCGCTAAAAAAGTGAACGTAGTAGTTGACGGAATTAAGTCGAAAATATCCGGTATGATGTCAGCATTTAAAACAGGTGGAGTTGGCGGATTATTTAATAAAATATTCGGAGAAGGAACATTCGATAAGCTTATAGCGAAATTAGAAGAAGTTAAAGCATTTGTCACCGAAAAAGTAACACAATTCTCCTCGGTGTTCGGGCGACTGAAAGAGGCATTTACGTCAATAGTTACGACAATTTCCGGTATCATTTCAAATCTTTGGACGGTCGTTCAGCCGTATTTAAGCGGACTTTGGAACCTACTGCAAATTCTCGGAGATGTTGCGGTGATAGTCTTTAACAACGTCTTTGCTCCGGCGCTTTCGTTTGTTGCGCAACTATTCTCGACTTTATGGACGATTGCTCAACCAATTATTAACGCTATCGCAAAGGGATTCGAGTTACTAACTAAGGTAATCAAGTGGTTATGGGACAATGCGTTAGGTCCGCTAGTCGAATTTATCCTAACTGGCGTTAAAGGTGCGTTCGATATTCTTTCTAGCGCATTATCAGGCGTGCAAGGATGGTTCGAGAAGTTGAGCGGATGGATTTCGACTGTGTACGAAAACATTAAAGACTTTGTTGGATTTATAAGCACCGTTAAAATGCCGGACTGGCTATCTAGCGGAATCAATTCGACTGTGTCGTTCGTTGGGAATATGCTTGGCGGAGAAAAAGGTGGTAAGAAATCGCATTACAGCGGTTTAGATTCTGTGCCATATGACGGTTATTGTATAGCCGCTTGACGGAGAAATTCGTCAATGAAAATCGGGCAAAATCGGTGAAGACTAAGGTTTAGACTATGTTAACACCGAGGTAAGCGAGTACATCACTCGCCACCGTAGAGCGTAGAAGGTGAGCGTTATGAGAGCGATAATCCTTCCAAGAGTGTCCGACACCGTTTAGGTGAAAATGTACGCCGAGCTTGCGGGAAACCGTAAGAAGTAGAGGATAAAAAGCCTTTACGATAACATACTGTATTCGGCACGATTACACAAAGGAGAGCGCGTTTTAACTGCGAGTGAGAACAGACACTACTCGCAAAATGGCGGCGGTTCATCTAGCGGCGCAATTTCTATCGCAAAACTTGCAGATAGCATCGTAGTACGTGAAGAAGCTGACATTTACCGGATTGCAGAGGCACTTGTAGTTAAAGTCTTAGAGAAACGTGGGTGATTAAGTGAGTGTAGAGTTTTGGTTATCATACAACAATAATGCGGAGCGTATGCGCTTGCCTGTCAATCCTAACGGCATAAGTGTTACGTCTCCTTTCGGAATTACTGACGTAAGTGTAACGCATATTGGAGAGTTCAGTATTTTCGGAGAGCGCGGACTAAAAGAATTTACTTTTAGTTCGTTCTTTCCTGCAAGCTATCATTCGTCATATTGCGAATTTGTTAACATATCGAAAGCACCAGTTTACGTTAAGAAGCTCGAAGAATGGCGTGATAAAAAGCGTCCTATTCGCTTAATCGTAACAGGCACGAGCATTAATTTTCCGGTGACTATTCGTGATTTTACTCTTGAATACGAGCGTGGTGGCGAGATGGGCGATATTTATTACACACTAACATTGAAGGAATATCAGTGGCAAAAGGCGCGTGACAGCGTTGATTTAGCTACTGCGAAAGCAATGTCTAAATCGGAGCAGAAGTCTTCAACACGTCCTGAAAAGTTGAATAAGGATAATAAATCTAATAAAACATATACGATTAAGTCAGGTGATTCATTGTCAAAAGTATTCGGTAAGAATTGGCGTAAAGTATACGAAGCAAATAAGAAAGTCATTGGGGCTAATCCGAACGTCATTAAGGCTGGGCAAAAGTTGGTGATTCCTGCATGAGTAGTTTAAGGGTAATAACTTATACACAAGGTATTATGTCTAATTTAGACGGTCGTATCGAATCAGTTACCGTTAACGGAGACATCGGGACATGCTTCCGTACTTGCGAAGTGAACCTTATAAACGCTAATACTCTCCGGAATAGAATACTTGATTTTACGTTAGGTAAAGAATTGCGTGTATTGTACGAAAATCGTGAAGTATTCAGAGGCGTGTTGTTTTCGCAAAGTATCGGAACTGACGGCAAGCAAAAGTTGAAAGCGTATGACTATAACATTTATCTTGTAAAAAACGCTGATACAGTTGTATACAAAAATAAAACAGCTTCTTCCATTATAAAAGAGTTGTGCAGTAAGTACGGAATTAAAACGAGTAATATCGAAAATACAGGCTACGTGATAAAGTCGCATGTAGCAAGGGGTAAATCGTTATTTGATATAGCGACCATTGCGCTAACTACTACTTACAAAGCTACAGGAAGAAAATATCGGCTTGTTAACGTCGAAGGTAAATTAAACTTAGTAAATGTTAAGGACCCGAAAAGACTTACTATCATAGAAAATGCTCGGAATCTCACGTCTGCATCGTACGCTGAGGACATCGAAGATTTACGTAATGCAGTTAAATTGACTGGTGGAGATGAAAAGAAACCAATTGCAGTCCGAGTTGACGATAAAGGTAGTCAAAAAAGCTACGGTACATTGCAACACTATGAGCATATGAGTGACGTAAAGAAGTCGGGAAATTTAACAACGTTAGCCAATCAGTTGTTAAAAGAGTTGTCGCAACCTAAACGAGAATTTGACGTAGAAGCACTTGGAGATAACGATGTGGTTAGTGGTATGTCCATTGCCGTTAAGGAGGCAATGACAGGCATACAAGGCGCATTTTACGTAGCTTCCGATACACATACGTTTAATGCAGATGGAACACATATGATGTCATTAAAATTATCTCGTACAATAGACGTGCCACAAATGGAAGCTGATAAATCATGACGCAATTACCGTTAGAAGGCGACGCATTCTCCAAACTTAACGCGCTATTTACCGAAGGAACAAACGCGGCCGATCGCGCAGCAAAAATCGAAATAGCGACAGTAACGTCAGCAGCTCCAAATCTCGAAATTAAACTCGATGCGGACGGACTTGTACTTGATAAAGACGTTTTAGTAGTTTCTGAACACTTAACACGACATGAACGAATAGTTTCGATAGAACATGTTGAATCAGAACAACGAGATTTAGGCGATAAAGTTGTTGCGAACACGTCCACTCCAACAATGACGCCATATACGCATAGTTACATTAAGATGACTTTTGAGGACGTCTTGAAGGTGGGCGACCGTGTATTAGTCGCCTGTCTTGATGTTGATATGACGTATATTATTTTAGATAGAGCGAGGTGGTATTAATGGCACTGACGCCGGAAAACGATACAGAAGTACTCGACACATTTCTTGAGGCTGAATTAAATGCGCCGGACGAGCCGAGCAAGACGTTTCGTATCGACTTCAATCAGTATCGTGTCGGAAATATGACAGATAGGAAAGAAGCGTTAAAGCAGTACATTACGAAAGCAATTTTAACTCGGCGCTCATACTATCGAATCTACAACGACTATTACGGTTGCGAACTGTGGGAATTGCTTGGGCAAGATGTTACAGACGCATTTATTGACGCAGAAATACCACGAATGGTACGAGAAGCAATCGAATATGATGACCGAATTTTATCGGTCACAGACGTTAGTGTTACCCGAAACGGTGACGCTATTTTTATTGTCGTAAATGTAGATTCAATATACGGAGAAGTAGAAACGGAGGTGACGATTTAGTGGGAAAATTTAATAACCGCACAGCAGATGATATATTAGCGGACATGCTCGCTAATGCTAGGGACGACATCGATAAACGGCAAGGCTCCGTTGCTCACGATATGCTTGCTCCACCTGCACATGAAATCGAGATGCTCGGATGGGAGCTAGAGGCGGTATATCTGCAAGGATTCTTAGATACTGCCGTAGATGAAGCGCTCGACTATCATGCGCATGAACTTGGATTAGAACGTAAGCCTGCGATCAATGCCGTTGGATTCGCTGACATTACCGGAACGAACGGCGTTGTAATTCCGAAAGGTTATCGATTCATTTCTGCGTCGGGCATAGAATTTAGCGCAGACAATGCGGTATCTATATCTAATGGCATCGCTAAAATCGCAGTAACTTCCTTAATTGCAGGCGAATCCAGCAATATCGGAATTGGCGAGCTTAGCGACCATGAACGTAATCTAGTCGGAATAGATTCGGTTACTAATAACGATATATTTGTCGGAGGAGTTGACGCAGAGACAGACGATAGCCTCCGTGAGCGAGCACTGTTCAAAGCGCGTAAGCCTATTACATCCGGCAATGCGAATCACTACCGACTATGGGCGACAGAAGTGGAAGGCGTTGCTACTGCGAAAGTGTTTCCGACTTGGAACGGACCAAATACAGTGAAAGTCGTATTAATCGCTAAAGACGGAGGCGCACCAGATCAACCTATTGTTGACGAAGCAATCGCTTATATCGAGAAAGAACGTCCAATAGGCGCCATTGTTACAGTATTACCTATCAAAGAAGTTGCGCTTGCTATTAATGCAACATTAACGCTAGATGGCGACTTAGCAATTGCCGACGTTCAAGACGCAATTACCAAGTCAATTAATGCTTATTTATTGTCAGAAGCTGATAGTGGAATTATCCGTTTAGTCCGCATCGGTGAAGCGATTCTTGACGTTGCTGGCGTACTTGATTACGAAAACTTAACAGTCAATGGCGCAACAAGCAACGTTCAACTATCCGCTGAACAGGTCGCTATTGTCGGTGAGGTGACGCTGACATGACGCAAGTTGATTATAGGCATCGCGAATTAGTGCAGATGTTGCCGAGGTTTTACGATGATTCGCCGGAAGTAGATGGATTGCTATACGCAGATGCAGTCGAGATTGAGCGAGTACGAACGGAAGCTCTTGACTTACTTACGCAATTAACTGCGACTACTGCTACGTGGGGGTTATCGGATTGGGAGCGTGTATTAGAATTACCGCCACGTCCGAATAGTACGGCGGAGATACGACGCTCACGTATTCTTGCTAAATTGCGAGGCGCTGCTCCGGCAACTGTTGCGAATATGCTCGCGATTATTAATACGCATACCACAAGTAAAGATTCTCGAATTATCGAATTGCCCGAACCTGGAACAGTGCTTTTTGAAATTAACGCTAACTCTCCGTTTGATTTAGAGGGTCTTGCGAAAGATATAGCAGTCTATATCCCAGCTCACTTAGCCTATAAATTCGCAACGGCATCTCATACGAGTGTTTACACGGGGGCGCTAACGTCGACAGGAATTAGCATCAATGTGTACCCATATCAAACGAAATTAGTGACCCAACAAACCCAAGTCAGTAATGGTGGGGCTACGATAAATTCACAAATAACAACAATATATCCGAAAGGGGTCGTTTAAATGGCGAGTTATTACACACTTTTGACACCGACAGGTCTAGCGAAAGTTACTAACGCACAATTAACGAACAGTAAATTAGAAATTACGCAAGTAGCAGTCGGTGACGCGAGTGGAATTGGCTACCAGCCTACAGGCAATGAAAATACGTTAAAAAACGAAAAGTGGCGTGGAGGTGTTGCAAGTATAGAGATTGATAGTCAAAATCCGAATTGGATTGTTGTAGAGGCGATATTACCGTCATCTATAGGCGGATTCACTTTACGTGAGGTAGCGCTATACGATGCACTAGGCGACATTATCGCTATAGGAAACTATCCTGACACATATAAACCCATTGCGAGTGACGGCTCAACAATGGACTTAGCGTTACGTACGATTATCGAAGTGAGTAATGCGAGTAGTGTGACCTTAAAAATTGATCCAAACGTTATCGTAGCAAGTCGGAAGTATGTAGACGATAAAGTAGCTAGTGTAGTAGGGAATACCTCACAAGTTGTTAGCGGATTACAGACGCAAGTTACTGAACATTTGGAAGAAATGGCTCAACACAATCAATTCATTGAAGGAAATAAAAAATATCAAGTAAATCTTGGTTGGAATACAAAATTAAATTGTCCGACTATGGATTATGTGGAGGTGATTGAATAATGCCTTTTAATTTACCAAGTTTTGAAGTACAGACATTGATAAAAACTGCTGTTGATTCAATTAAAACGGTAGTGGATAGTATCAAAATAACTACTGATGTAACAAAAACAGGTGTAGAAAATGTTAATAGTAAACAAGATTCACTCATGCAAAAAATTCAAAACGGAGAGATGAAACGAAATATTGCTCTGTTTGATAAGCCGGGTACTTATACATGGAAATGCCCGGATGGTGTTAATGTTATTAACTTAACAATGTTTGGCGGCGGTGGTAGTGGGGCTGTGTTTACAGTTATTGAATATCCTATAATCGGCGGAGGGGGTGGAGGAGGAGCATATGTTGATAACAAACCGATCAAAGTTACACCCGGAACAACATATTCCTTAGTGGTTGGCCCTGGGGGACCAAGTGCTGTAGCTAGTAGTGAGAAATATACTGCTGGTAAAACTGGAGGAGCAACATCTGCATTCGGTATCACTTGTAACGGTGGTTCTGGCGGTAACGGCACAGGCAGTGTTATTACAACTAGAGCTAAGGGCAATAGTCCTTTATGCAATAAAGGCACAATGAGCGCGTACGCAGTTAATAATTCCACACTAGATGGTCAGCATGCTGATGGGAATACTCTTTCTGGAAATCGCTTTGGATTACCAGGAATATACGGTGATAGAACATATGGAGGCGGTGCCGGTTTCGGCGATGGTGGAGACGGCAGCGATAGAACAACTGTTGCCCCAGGGGCTGGTAGTGGTGGTGTGAACGGAGGGTCTTCAGCTAAGGGCGGAGATGGAATTATCATTATTGAGTATTAAAGGAGCTATAAAGTATGAAAAAATTTGTTCAAATTGTAGACAATAAAGCATACTGGATTTTCGAGGCAGAAGAATTACCGCCATATCCTAACGTTGAAGATTTTTTAGATATATCAGGTCGTGAAGGGGTTGAGGAAGGTTTTTTATACAATTCCGTGACTGATGAGTTTTCGGCACCTGTTGTTCCTAATCCTGTCGAACCACAACCGACGCTAGAAGAAATGCAAGCACAAACGCTTATTAATACAGAATACTTAATAGCTCGCAATGAGCTAGGATTGTAGGGGGAAACTAAAATGACAGTTTATCAATTATGTGAGTTTTTAATTGAACGTAAGCGTTATGCGCGTGAAGATATGCTTAAAAAGGTCAATGTATTTTACGCTAACGATCAGTTGGCTGATGACGAATATACGCAACTGTTGACGCTTATGGACGCACAACTAACGGCATAATCGTCCCATATTGTTCAGTAACAAATTAAACGCAGCATAAGCTAGCGTTATTTTATTTATATGAAACTTTTTCCATACTCTTTCGTATGAGATATTAATAGAAAGAAAGGATTGGTGATAGACTATGAAAACCAATAACGGTGGTTTGGTTGGGAAAATGAATGGAGGTAAAATAGTAAACTCTCATGCTGAAGGGACAATTTTTAGTAACGGTACTGCTACTAATGGTGGTTTAGTAGGAAGTATGGATGGGGGAGAAATAGAGAATTCAACCGCTAATGTGAGAATCATCTCAACTGAAGATAATGTTTTTAATGAATTAAGGATAGCATTGGAACAAATTGATAAATCAGATGCGAAGCAAAACTTAATACAATTAGTGAACGATATGGAAAAATCTGTAGGTAAAACTACTTTTGTAGAAAAGTATAGAAATTTTATTTCAAACACTGCGGATCATTTAACTGTGGTAACTCCATTTTTAACTAAATTATCAGAATTTTTAATGTGAGATAAGTGTAAAAAAGGAAATAAATATATTATTTGCTTAAATTATTAAAAGAGGAATGGAGCTAATTTCTCCGTATATTGCTGCTGGATTCCAAAGAACAATTAGTGGAATTCAAAAACAAATTGAAATAAGAAAAAATGGTATTTTAAATAACCTGATGAAGCACTCTCGAGCTAGGGTGCTTTTTATTATGGACTATGAAAACAATCGAGATGGGCAAGGGTACGCTGTACTAAATCTCGATACTTCTCATGGCTTTTTATTTTGAATAGGGCAAAGGATTGGTGATGTAATGTCCCATATTGCTCAGTAACTTAATCGGACACCTCCGCAACATCTGGTGTCCTATAACACAATATTAACACAAAGGAGGTCGCCCTATTGGAAGACTCTTTAGTACGTGACATATATCAACGACTAGGCGGAATCGAAGCGAAGATAGACGATTTCAGAACGGTGCGAGAAACGGCCAATCAAGCGAACGCTACCGCAGACCAAGCACTAACGCTAGGTCAACGCAATGAAGCAGAGCTTAAAGAGATGCGTACAGAGACGAATGCTAATCGTCGATGGCTAATCGGTACAATTATTGCAGCAGCATTTTCAATTGTTGGCGTAGTAACTACGGTTATTGCACTTTTAACATAAGGAGTGAAACGGATGAAAATTAACTATAAAGTACGCGCAAAGAATCCGCAATTCTGGATTCAAATTGCGCTATCTATCGCAACACCAGTATTCGCTTATTACGGAATTACTGGCGCAGATTTGACGACATGGGGAAGCGTAGGCAAACTCGCTGTCGATGCGCTATCTAATCCGTATGTCTTAGCTACTGCGGTCGTGAGCGTGTACAACGCCATTAATGACCCTACGACGCGTGGACTATCGGATAGCCGACAAGCAATGTCGTATAATCTGCCTAAAAAGGACGTGAGACGATGACTTCTGTTACGCAAACTTGTCGTGACGTTGCTGAGCTTAATTCTCTTGCGCAAACAGCTATTCGGGTGTTCTTTTACGAGTGCAATAAAGCAGGAATTAACGTATTTGTGACGGAGACTTTTCGTAGTCAAGCACGTCAAAACTATTTATATGAACAGGGGCGCAGTCGTACAGGCGCAATTGTTACGTGGACGAAGTCGAGCCGTCATACTTCACGTATGGCGTGGGATATTGCAGCATGTCCTCCGAGAACACTTTACGATACAGCAACATTGAATAAGGCTGGCGCTATCGCTCGAAAACTAGGCATTACGTGGGGAGGCGATTGGATAGGCAGTATTGACCGTCCACATTTCGAGATAAACGCTAACTGGCGATTACCTTTAAGCTATGATGTTAAAGTAATTGCAGGCGTTAAAGTACCATCAACTAGCACAGGGAAAGTCGTATTAACAGTTTCAGATGGAAAGAACGAGGAGGCTAAACCAATGGCAAACGTATGGAATCCGCAATCACCGGCGATTAAAACGGAAACAGAAAATTATATTGCGCAGGCAGTGAAAGATGGAATTATCCAAGAGTCGCATTTAATGAATTTGCAAAGTGGAACAATGACTACTGATCGTTTATTAGGATTGTATATTACGATACAACAACGACGAATAAAAAATTGATTTGTTGAATAGATAAAATAAATATCGGCAATATTATAAAAAAAAGGCGAGTTAAGGATTTTTAATGTTAACATTGGTATTAATTTTAAATATAATAGTTAAAATCCTTGCATACACAAAATGTAGATGTTAAACTAACATTAGTACTTAGTGTTGGCTATACTAAGAAGATAAAGTGAAAAGTCGACCAGTTATTTGCCGTAACCAATCGACGATTCAAACTATATCACGTTAAAGCCAATTAAAACTGCAGGTATTGCTATAGGTAGTAAAAACCAATGAAGTAAGTATCCAAATACCACTTTGACACTTTGGTCTACAGACAGGATTTTGTTTTTAACTCCATTAGCAAGATACTTTGTGTATTCTACGAAATATGCGCACATCAGAGTAAGTAGAATAGTTAAAAATAAATTATCCATAATTTTTGTCTCCTTTCTTTTTTGATTGAGAAACAACATAGTAATAAATGTAAAGACACTTATTTGCTTTTATATTTGCCGTATAAAAGCTATTCATGTTTTTACATATAATTCTTTCAAACTACTCTTAACTTGTCCAAAAGTAGAGTTAAATTACAAGTGTTATTATAACATAAAACTGGGAATTTGTCAAGTCATTGGCACAATTCACATATTTTAGACCTGTTGTGATATTCATAATGTGTCTTTTTTTATTGTTCTAATTATTTAATCCTCAGTATATTACACGTAATTTTACTGTACGTGACAAAAAACGATAATATAAAATTAAGTGTCGCTTTATATATATATATGTTTAGTCACAGCATGCTAACCTAACAAATAAAGACCAAGTACTCCTTTCAAAAAAGGCGTCTTGGTCTTTTTTTTATTTCCGTTGACAACTATTAAATATTGAACTATTATAAATTTAACAGTTAAGAGAAAGGAGATGCTAATATGAACTTAATTGTTAAACTTTCTGACTTAAAAGAAGTCGCAGCAAAATATGGCAAAACAGAAGTTGAATATTTTAAGCTATTAATAGAGCAAAATACACTGACTTCACAAGAATTAGCAGAGGACCTCGGGGTAGCGCAACCTCGTATATCAGGACTCAAAAAGGCTGGAAAATTAACAGAATTAAAAAAAGGAATTTATCTGAAAGAGGAGGCGATGGATATGCGTTACAATCAATTAGCAAACGATAATACTTTAAAACATTCTATCGATAAGACAGAATATCATTTAATACCTACTAGTTATATAAAAAAACTAGATGACGGTAAAACTATTTTATTAGTCAGTAAAACTCGTTTTTCAGACTGTCTCGTAATGGTTAATCGAAGTACAGATGCAAAAGTGTACAAAGAAGAATTAGATTCTTTGTTTAAAATGATGTTAGAAGTTTTGAAGTCTGGGGGAGTAGTTCTTCCGATTCCCGAGCAACATTTCAGGGAGTTACTTTCTGTTAATCCAATTCCCGTCGCAGAATTAATAAGCTACAATCTACAGTATGAAAATCCGTATTATAATAGCGTAGGCTTAACTAATAAACAATTATTTAATTGGTTATACCGTTACCAATCAAGTATTAATAGCTATGAACTAAATGAGTTGTGTAACTATCTTGCGGGTAAGATACAAATCGAAGTAGAAGAAACACTTCGTAACATTTATGGATTTGAAACATGCGTACTTACAAAAGACTTTGAGTCTTCTCAGCACTTTAAATGTACAGATAAACACAATCAGCAATATGCAATTAAAATCAATAAGGCTACACGACGAATATTCTTCAAGCAAAACAACGAATGGAAAGCAGACGTTAAAAACATGTTTCCATTCAAGTTATAGAAAAAAGACCGCTTGGCTTCGTGCCTTGCGGTCTTTTTTTTGTATTCACTCACGCCATTTCATATCGATAAATTCGCTTACAGCTTCCTTGATCCTTGATACTGGACTGCCGACTTCTGCAAGAACATGCTCGAGTAACGACGCCCAAGAAAAGTACGATTCTCCAACCTTGTTGACATATCGTAAAATCGCCTGTAGCTCACGCATTTGCGAGTCATTCAGTTCCTCAGTTAAGTAACGCTTAATGTACGCATTAACAAACCGAACATTCTTCATACTGATGTCGAGCAGAATCGCAACTGTACGTGAAGGTGTACAGTCCAGCGCGTAACTAAGCAGCGCTACCGACTCAAATTCTTTCTGAGTGAAACGGATGGTTACGCGTTCTCCGCGCACTTTAGGGCGCTTTTCCATAGTTTCATTCGTAATGTTCCCAACAAACATCGTATTGCCCATGATTAAATCGCGCTTGAAATATTTCGATAAGTGTTCTATTGTTTTGCGGTCATGTAAGACAAGCATCGCCATCTGTTGGCAAACGTCTTTGACAGGGGAATACGTTATATAAGAAATACGATAGAGGACATCTTTTAAATCCATAGGAATAGTGGGCTTCACGTCGCGCTTTTTATCAGAGCGTACTGAAAGGGTCTCCCCCACACTTTTAATTTTCATTTTCCGCCTCCTAAAGGACATCTAAGTTAGGGACACATTCCACATGTCCCTAGCACATTTATATAAAGTATGAGGGACTTGCTAGTTCTATACCGTTTAGAAAGTTGATTATTTGGACAGGATGAAAATAAAAAAGGCGGTGTTTTTACGATGACAACCGAAGATAAAAAGCGCGCAATTGTAGAAGGTGTACGTAAGATGTCTGAAAAATACGGCTACCCTACCGTACCTAAAAAGAAGAAGAAAAAGAAAAAAACCGAGTAGACGATAGGTTGTCCACTCGGTTTTTCAATTATCAATTTATCCTTTTTTAGCTCCAAAAGGCAACTTCTTCTTTGGTTTTACTTCATTTACAACCGGCTTGTTAATACCGTTGCCAAAAATTTATAAAAATCTATAAATCTTGTTTAATTCTTGCTTCTACGTGTCCGATTTTGCCGAAGCTACTTTCGTTTACTGTAACACTCCACAAGCGTAAATTCGGATGCAACGAATCCTACATATTAGCAATAACGTTTAAGTGTTAGTTTGCTAATTGATAATGCGCTAAATTGATAGATGCATTTAAATCCCTGTCCATCTTATGGCCACATACACATTCGTATATTCGGTCAGACAACTTCAAGTCTTTTTTAATGCTTCCACAACTTGAACACATTTTTGAAGATGGATACCATTTATCAGCTTCTACAAATTCAATTCCATACTTTTCGCATTTATATTGAATTTGTCTTTTGAACTCATACAAACATTGCTTTGCAATAGCTTTCGATAAATGTCTGTTCTTCATCATCCCTTTGATGTTCAAAGTCTCCATTACAATTCGATATGGTTTGGTTTTCACAATATCATTTGTACTTTGATGAAGATGGTTCTTTCTGATATTTGATAATCTTCTATGCAGGAGTTGTATCTTCTTTTCGATTTTTATAACGTTGCTTGTTTTGACAAAACGGTTTCCCTCCTTATTCATTTCATATTTACGAGAAACTTGTCGTTGCAACCTACTAAAGCGTTTCACAGTCTTTTTAACGGCATTATTTTTATTAATATTTTTATAAACTGTACCATTTGAACAGACCGCTAATGCTTTTACCCCAATATCTATCCCTAAAGAAACATCTGTCATTTCTTCTTGACTAGTTTCTTGCTCTATTCCTACTGATAAATACCAATACTTATTGTCATGAGTAATTCTAGGGTTAGTGTATTTGACACCAATAGGTATTTGTTCGTTCGTACTGATCCAACCCACTTTTTCAATGAGTACCTGTTTTCCATCTTTTACTTTTAAACTTACATTGTCATTGTAAAAGGACTTTTTGCTTTTTCTTTTACTCTTAAATGTCGGCTTATTTAAAAAACTTTTTATACGCATCACAGGCATCTTTAACCGCCTGTTTTGCTACATTGTTAGATACTTCATTTAACCAAGACAATTCCGTTTTCTTTAGTTGGGTTAATTCCTTCCTAAGCACACCATCAGCTATAAACTTGCCGCCATTATTATGATTTTCTTCTTGTTTTGCCAATGTCCAATTATAAATAAATCTCGCTGTTCCTACTGATTGCCACAACTTTTGTTCTTGCGATTTACTTGGGTATATTCTAACTTTCTTTGCCAGAATCATCTTCTAGTAACTCCTTAATCTTTTCGTCTCCATTCAAGTTATAGAAAAAGACCGAGCGGACATTCCGCGTCTACTCGGTCTTATTTTTATACTTTTTTCGCTCCAAATCCTAAGCGTTTCTTGCTCTCTACCTTTGCAACTTGTGGAGCGCTAATTCCTTGCGATGCCATTACCTCGCCCAATAATCGTTTAACTCGCTCGTCAAACTGTTCTTCTTCACGACGTTGCATCCTTTCGCGAATAGCATTCTTGAATTGCGTTGCTCTCGGTATATCATGTTTCGATAAATACTCTATAATATCAGCGTCAGCATCCGTTAAAACGACCTCAACTCTTAACTTCGTCAACCTCAGTCACCTCGTTAATTAATCCGTATTTATAATAGCCTCTTACGTTTGCGGTTTCGCTATCCGATACGAATTGAGCGATTTTGATTACGCGTTCAAATTCTTCTTTTACGAATAAATTCGCAGTTCCGCCAGTTACGTATATTTTGCGCATACGTGCGATTGCTTTATACGTTGATTTAACTGATTGCGCGATTTTACGTGTATAACGTTTACGTTCTTTCATTACTATGCTTGTTAAATCAATTGTTTCGCGTCCATTAGGCGACCATGTGTAAATTTCGCGTGCATTTCCGTCTCTTACTACGCGCTCAACTTCATGATCCGTAATTTTATGTCCCATCGCGATAACTCGATTACGAATCTCCGTAAATAAATCGTGCGAACCTTCTTCTAATTGTACGCGGTTTTTCGTATCGAGATTCATTTTCTCAAAAGCGTCGACTAATACAGTACCTCCACCAGCATCTACGACACCCACGTAACCTTCTTCAATATCGTTATCTTCAACGATATTTCCATTAGCATCGACCATAACATCGATTGCCGTACCAACTGGCTGCATTAATACGTAAACTTCGTGTACATTAATAACGTAAGAAGTTCCGTCAACCATTGCGCTATGAACGCCTTTTAATGCGTTTGTAATGTGCGAGATTGTTTCGTCCTTTTCATAATCTTCCGTTGGAACCCCCGTTACAATCACTACGTCCAAGATACCTTTCGAAGCGTCTTTAAAGTCGCGAGCCAATTCGGCTAATGCAAAGTCAACCAATAACTTAAATTCAAGTGTATCGTAACGTTTATTAAAATCTAAAGTATCAGTAACGTTCTTTCTACTTACATCTAATCCTGGTCCCCATACGTATGTGAAGTCTGAATCGCGTTGGCTTATATAATCACTAGTTGTTTTTTCGCTTGTTCTAGTTAGTGAAATTGCGTCTCTTTTCCCATATTCTGTTACATCAACATAATAACTAGGTAAGACTTTTGTACCTTTTTCGCTCATAAGCTTAACTTGACGGTTTCCTAAATCTAATCCAAATAAATGCATCCAATCGCCTCCGAAAGTATTTTATACCGTAATTATATCACACATTTACCGTATTGCAACTACTTTCTATATTTTTACCGTAATTTATTCCGTAAAATTTACCGTAAAATGATACAGATACATAAAAAATAACGCCATCTCATTTGGAGATAGCGCCTTGTTAACAGATGAATTTTATGCTTGCATTTCCGTTTTTTGCAGTGTAAAGTTGTGGTAACAATAAATCGAACGGAAATAGAAAAAAGCCGGCTGTTATAAAGTGCTACCAACACTTTATAACCGTCAACCGCGAACAGGACTCGCGACCAACACTTTACCGACTTAATTTCGTTTACATATATAATATAGACATAATAGCATCTATTTATGTGTATGTAAAGTAATATTAAGTATAATAAAGCGTCTGTGTCGTAAGTAATTGCGATATGGACGCTTTTTTCGTTTTCTCACATGGAGGATAACGATATGACTACACTTTCATACGCAACAGAACGTAACTATGAATCTCTATCGAAATTTACGGATATTAATGATTTCAACAATAACTTTGAGCAAGCAATGCTCGATGTTAAAGCTGAGTTTACAAAATCCGAATACATAGCTCTAAATAAATTACGTAAGTACGCAGCTAATGTTGTAGGGGTAGCTTGGTGCAAGATTCAAAAGGCAGTTGCCAGTACGCACGCAAGTGACGTGATTGGTGTTAGTCGCTCGACATTTGATCGTATGCTCCGTAAAGCTCGTAAACTAAACTTAATTACTGTTATCAATACGCAAAAAGCAAACAAGTATCAAGCACATAATATTTTCGTTTTCAATCGAGTAGAGGAATTAGCGATTACTAACGAAAATGTCGAAATTGTTTCTGATTTTCAAACAATTGATGCAGCTGATGAAACGAAAATTGACGTAGCAATAACTAATAATCTTTCTAAACTATCTTTAAAAAAACAAGTAAAAGATAATATAAAAGCGCCTATAAGCAATTCTGAAATTATTCTAGAAGAGCAAACATTAACTATTGAGGATCAACGTGACTATGTCGAAAAGTACGCAGTAAATGAATACCAAATAGCTACGTTTAAATTAATCGAATCAATGCCAATGTCAGCAGAAATCAAAGCAAAAGCCCATATTATTGCATTACGCGTTGGAACTAATGCGACTCTAAATGACTTTGTACGTGCTAAATCTGTGCTGCTTAATATGTCCGTAGCAACAGTAGATGGAACTACGTTTACTAACGTTGTAGGTGCGTTTACGAGTGCATACAATAACGCTTCAATTCGTCCGAAACTAGTAGATAAGCCTGCGTCAGTTGAGCAGAAAACTGAGCGTAGAGTTCCATTCTATAACTGGCTAAAAGAGCGTAGCCATGCGTCTGGACGAGCTGTCTATAATTGGCTGACAGTGGATATTTAAGTACGAAAAAAGACGCCTTAATTGGCGTCCGTCTCTTCATCTCTTTCGTATATCATGACGTCCTCTAGCGAGTGTTTTACGCCAGTAAGTCGTTCCAATGCAGGGATGATACGTTCTATCATTTCGATGTTTACTCGCTTAATGTCATTGCGGCACATTTGACTAATAGTAGTTGGGCGTGTCCCCGATTCTTCTGCGAGTTGAATTTGTTGAATGCTATATTTTTGCAGAGTATTTGCTAGTGTAAATCTTATTGTCAACGTAAATCATCCTCCTATTCAATCTAACTCATATGGGTATTTCTCTATATTCTGCGACCAGTATTTCGGAATTAGTGCAACTTCATAAAAGCCGGCAGTCCCATTTAATTTGCGAGGCTTGTCCTTGATTCCGAAACTTTCGAAAAGTTTATTTACATTTTTAGCATCGTTAGGAATCAATTTTACTCTAACGATTTGCCCGTCTTTAAAAATGACGCTTGCGTTTCTAAAATGCTCATTGTCAGCTAACGAATAGTAATCCGCAGTATCTGTACGATCTCCTACAAAAGTAAATGACCCATCTAAATATGGTTCAGTAGTAGGCTCAACTTCAAAATTTTCTAAAACTTCGTCCTTGGTTAACCGAGTAATCTTCTTTGTTTCTGTTTTATTTTGAGTCTTTTCGGCTTTTACCACTATCTTCGGTTCATATTTTACAACTTCTTCATTTTTATTATCAGTTGCTGCAGGTAATATTGTACCTAAAACTAATAGGGCTATAAATACCACAACCCAAACTTGCCAGCGTTTATGCCACGGTTTACTAATTTTATTCACCTCAAATTCCCCCATTACATTTAATTTCCTTATATACGTATATTTTACGTTATAGTTAGTGGGTATTTAGGCTTATTTTACTTGAGATGTGCGCCATATCGGATTTTCTTGTATATAAGCTCGGTAAGGAGGTTTTTTTGAATGCTCGATTATCGCACATCCAAATTCGTAATGATACCGCAATCCTTAGCGAAGGATAAAACGCTCACTCACCGAGACAAAATAGTATACATGACACTCTGCATGTATTCGGACAATATGAGTAAGCAGGCGCATCCAAGCGCTCAAACTATCGCAGAAGTTGCCGGAATCAGTCGTAATGGTGTATTTAAAGCTTTTATAGCGTTGGAGAAATTGGGATATATTCGCCGAGAAAAACGTACTTATGGAGACGGAAAGCAGACGACTAATACGTATTATTTGCTCGATATGTAGTGTTAGGAGTGTCAGATTGGATATGCCTTAGGGGTGTCAAACCGGGTACACGAACTATACTACTTTCTTTTTAACTATACTACTATCTTTAAAATATTAACGAGTATTCATGCTAAAGCATAAATACTCTATGTCGCTATCGCTCCATATCAACTATTAATTTATCGATATGATCGTAATCTAAAACATTACGCCAATGTTAATAAAGGAGAGTGTTAAAGTAATGATCGGAATTAACAGTAATCACGTGCAAAAAAATACAAATTGTTGTGACCACATTTTCAGTTATGCAACGCAATATGGCGTTCATATCTTCAAATGCGAAAACTGTTCGTTAGAACAAATCATCACTGGAGACAGCATGTTAGCAGAGCATACCGACATCTTAAAACAATCGCAACTTTAACGGAATATAGAACGATTACTACTACAGAAAGAGGCGTTATTTATGACGAAGAAAGCAACGCACTATAGCGAAACACCAATAGAAAAGTGGAATAGCGCACATTTCCAATCGTACTTATGTGATCAACATGTCAAATACTTTGGTATCCTATATACTTCTTCTAGTGGTATTGTGGCGGAGCGTAATTTAATCGTAAAGTATATCGGAACAGCACGTAAGACAGGTTTATACAGTAAAAATGTGATGAAACATTTTATTGATGCTTGTTTTGCAGAGTATAAGCCAACAGCGCAATACCCAGGGTTAACATTTTGGTTTATGGTGACGTACCAGTCTAGACTACTACAACAAGCAGAAATAGTAGAAAAACGTGAAGAGTTGACTACTCAAGTTACCGAAGAATATGAGGAGGTGACGGATTGGCTATGATAATAAATAAAAGAAATTGCATACTGAATAGTCGAAACAAAAATGGTTGCTCAAATTGTCCGAATGCTTGTCAACACTATATCGGTGTCAATGGACGATTGGCTAACGTAGGTGTCCCAACAAACTATAGCCAAGTAACTGTTAATACATCACCTGTACGTGAAGGACAAGAAAAGGCTTATGGAATAGTTGACCGATATGTAGAAACATTTAAACGCATTTATGACGCAAGTGCTGATAACATTAAATCACTTTATCTATTTAGTGTTGAAACAGGAACAGGCAAAACAACGACAGCAGCAGCACTTCTTAACGAATATGTTATTGCTGACTATCTAGGGGCATTAAAGGCAGGAAAACAACCGACACAGTCTCCTGCATACTTTCTTGATGTAAACGCATGGCAAACGTTATACAACGGATTTAATCGCTCAAATATACCACAAGACGTGGCCGAACGATATAGTAGGCCATATTACGAAATGATGGAACGAGCAAAATATGTACCTTTCGCGGTACTTGATGATATTGGTGTGCGAGGAGCAAGCGAGGCATTTAGATCTGACTTGCATACAATTATTAATCATCGGGTTACAAATGGATTACCAACCGTATATACATCAAATATACCAATTGAAGAATTGGAAACGGTATTTGATCGTAGATTGTATGACCGTGTTAGGGATAAAAAACAATGCGCTGTCATTGCTTTTGAAGGAGAATCATTGAGAGGAAAACGCTATTTTGACGCAAATTAGTTCTGCAATTGAAATATTATTTGTAATAACAGCAATAACAATAATTGTTTCAGATCAATATATTAATTTTAAAGAATATCGAAAAATTAAGAGTAAAAAATAAATTAGATGCTTTATTTAAATATTATTGCTAGAGGACTTAGAATAAGGAAAAAGCAGTGCTAGACTTATTTACAGGAGGTGGAGTTATGAGCAACAACGGAACACTATTGTTATCAAAAGTGTTGGACGATAACGATCCGCAAGCATTGATACGGCACAATATATTTCTAGAACATTTCACCGTTGAAGCAGACCGTAAAACATATGAATTTATTCGCCAATATGCCGAACAGACTGGAGGGCAAGCTCCAAGTTATGCTACAGTTGTCGAACATGTGCCTGACTTCTTTTATGTACCACAAGTTAGTGATAGCTACGAATGGTTAACGCGTCGTTTGTTAAATGACGCTGGACAAGTAGAGTTTATTGACTTGGTACAAACAGGCATACAACCGTTATTTGATGAGTATAAAAACGATGTCCCACGGCTCATTGACAATCTACAGCAAAAGTTTAATAATATTAAAAATAGAACAAGTGTTCTTGATAGTATAGGGACAAATATTCGTACAGATACAGAAAAATTCCTTGAAGAATTCGAAAGAAGAAAAATAGGAGAGTCATTTAAGACTTGGAACAGTAAGTTTAGCAACATTAAGGAATACGTTAGTGGAAATATGTACGTTTATTACGGTAAATCAGGACGAGGGAAGTCTGTAATTGCTTCAATCGAAGAAGCCGTTGAATTAGCTTTGAAAGGCGCAAACGTTCTTATTTGGTCAATGGAAATGCCATGGTTTGAGGTATTAGTTCGTATTTACGTAGCGATCAGTGGTCGAAAGGGCTTAACGCAAGTAAACGTAGCAGGACTTGATCTTAATGTTAATGGAGGCTTCAATGCCAACGATGTTCGTAGTGGACGGATGGCGCATGAATTCGAAGTAGCGTTTAAAGCATTTCTTTCAATGCTTAACGACGAATTGCCTGGGAACATCATTGTACGAGGTGTAGATGATCCAGACTTTACTAACCGGAGTCTACAGCAGCTAGAATCAGACATTTTAGCAACTAAAGCAGATGTTGTAGTTATTGACCCGTTCTACTACCTCGATTATGAACGTAACACATCAAAAACTGCAGGAGGGGATGCTGCTGAAACATCTAAAAAGTTAAGACGTTTAACAGGTTCATTACAAGTAGTAACTATCGCCATAACACAAGCTGATGAGGGCAAGGAAAGCACAGACGAAGACGGTGTAAGAGAATTAGCATTACCTGAAAGAGAAGCTGTTAAAAAAACAAAAGCACTTCTTGAAGATGCAGCAATGCTTATTGCTATCGATACAGATTATAAACAAGGCCGTGGTTTAGTAGGGATTAACAAAGGTCGAAATGGTGGCGAAGGAGAAGTTGTAGAAATAATTTATGTTCCGCAAGTAGGGGTAGTTAGAGAGATAGAGACGGGAGAAGGTTCTGTTGAACAATTTAATTTTTAGAAATTAAAAAATATTATAGTCTAAATTTCTAAGATTCGACATATTATGAGTACAAGCCTACTTAACAAATTTAAGCATAGTAGATTTCAATGGTGAAAATGCGCAAGGGAAAATGCTTTATGTAGAGCGCATAAATGTTTAACTGTTGTTAAAATCTCGACGCATGACGAACGATAAAGAATTGATACGTTGGGGTTCAGGCTATGGTAAAATAAAGGGGTGGACAATATTGGCAATCGTTAAAATACGAGGGCATGACGTCCAAATTGACGTACAATCAGAACTAGAGGAATTTGAATGGCATCGTCCAAAATGGTCTCACGACAAGTTGATAGCAGCGTCTCCATTTAGACATGATCGCTCACCTTCGTTCTTTGTCTTACTTGAAGGTAACGGAGATTATCCAGCAGGCTCTTGGGGCGATTCAGGTGCATATGACGATGAATGGAAGTCGGGAGGATTTGTAAAGCTACTTTCCTTTCTACGAAACGAAACGTTTGAAGAAACAGTGGAATATTTATTGTCCAAATATAGCGAATCATCGAACAACTGCGACATAATACTCATTTTACCTAGTTTGCGGAGAGATAGATTTAAAACCGTTTTGCATCGTGATATTATCGAAATACAAACATCTCCATATTTGAACAAACGTGGTATTTCGGAAGAAGTACAAGTCAAAGCAAAAGTTGGAAAGTCGCGTCACTACGGCTTTGTTGCTATTCCTTGGTATTCTCCTGATGGTCAGTTGTCTAACGTGAAATACCGAGCGACTAAAGGAAAAACGTTTTTCTACGAACGTAACGCAAGGCCTATACGGGAGCTAGTTTTCGGAGCAGATTTGTACAATCGTTCCTATGACGATTTGATTATATGTGAGGCGGAGATAGATGCTTTGTCGTGGCGTGTCGCAGGATATAACGCAATTGCAGTCGGTGGCGTTTCATTTACTACTCAGCAAAAAGATATAATACAGAGACTTCCCTTCAAAAAGTTAGTGGTTGCGGGAGATAACGATAAGGCTGGCGCTAGATTTAACACACAGGTTGTACAAGCGTTAAAAGGGCGTGAATTAGCCGTCATTCAATGGCGTGAGAGTGCTTATAAGGATGCAAACGATGTTTTACTTGCGAAGGGGATAGACGGGCTAATTGAAATGTTTGAGAATGCGCACGACTTGCCTACGATTATTCCTTGTATTCGTACGGATTCGGATCGTAGTATTAGATAATATCACAGGGACGTCAAAATACTCGCAGAGCAAGTCAATTGTTTCGAGAGTGACGTAGCCGGTGTCGTTTTTCATGCGTGTTGTGTACGTCGATTTCTGCGCGTAATAGAGCCGGAGGTTGGCCGAGGAATGAAAATTCTCCTATACTAATAACGTTTACAGTTATCTCTGTGTTATGTATAATCAAAATGTGTATCTATTTTTATCAAAAATGGTTAATATAACTATTTGATTATAATTTAAGAAAAAAAGTAAAAAAAGTGCGCCGAAACCAAAAAGTATGTATATAAGAGGAGTAAGGGGGCGATAGAATTGGAATTTGAAAAACAATTTAATAGAACGAGAAAGACCATCTCAATTTTCTCTAAGCGATTCTCGCGAGCAACAAACATTCCAGTAGAAGAATACGAGAGTGCAATGTGCGAGGAATTTGCTAGTAAGTACGAGAGGTATGACGGACGAATATCGTTTGATGCGTATATCAAACCGATACTTCATCAATGCGCACAGAGGGTTGCTGCCCGGAAAGAGCGCAGATTTTATGACAACGTCATCCACATTGAGGGCTTACAAGACGACGAAGGAAACGTAATGTTTGAGTTTGCTGACGATAACATCACGGAAGATGTTGCGCTAGAGCGCATAGAAAAAAGCCCGGACAAGTTGCTGCTCATCCAGGCTCTTACGAATAAAGCGGACGAATTTACGGTTGCTGCCGTAAATCTCATCCTAGAAAAACCGAACGCATCCATGAGATCCATTGCTAAGGAAATGGGCGTTCACCACTCAAAAGTAACACGTTGTATAACGCGTTTAGCTAAAAACTACGATTATTCACGTTTTGGAGACGTATCGCAATATTTAGCTATCTAAAAATCAGTTATGGCTAATTAAATTGGCGGTGGTATTACTTTATGAGTATGACCACCGTCGATACGCTTAACCAAGCGCACATACTGGCGACTTTATAAGTACGTCGTATGTATTCCCTATATTAATACTATTAAACGGCCGGTTTATTTATGTATGGTTTCTATCTATATTGACTATTGTCAAACCGCCTTTAATCGCATTATAGCATGAACTCGTGATTTTTAAACAAAAAATGCATTAAAACATAACGGAGCGTGAATAAATGAGACCATTCGACGAGGTAAATAGTAATGATTATCAGGAAAATGTTACACATTTTAACAATTACGCGCGAATCGTACAGACGTACTTTGATTATCACGGATGTTTACCTTGCGACGAAGATGACGCAGCGCTTACTAAAGCAATAAAAGTAATTAGATTAACGTAAACATGACGTAATAATAGAATACGTTTAACGTCATTCTGCGACTTATACAACAGAATAATGACGTAATAGTAACGTGAAATGCATTTTAAGTGCAATGAGTTAACGCAAAACTAACACCATATGTCCGTCCGTAAATGTACCGAAGGAAATTCTATCACCTTCCTATCAAAAAAAATACCTTCGGTACATTCACGGACGGTGACATTCACTGTTCAAAAAAAATAAAAATAAAAAGGGGACGATTTTTTTAATGAATAACTTTACAACAGGTGCTGACGCTTTAGCGGCATTGAATTCCAGTAATGAAATTAATAAAAGTCGAGAGTTTACTTCATTAAAATCGGGCAGTAAGTTCATTGTTCGTATTGTAGACAAAGCAGCCGTACAATTGGCGTACAGCTACGGTATTTTCAAACAGGTTAATTCGTTCGTAGCGAAAGAACCATCTATAAAAACGCCAAACGGATTCCCTACAGACAACCTAACTCCCTGGGATAAGGCGTACAAATACCACAAGGATAAGTCCAAAGACTTTAACGATGAACACGGACAAGAAGCCAATAAATACCGAGCTAAACAACGTTTTGCAATGGCGTTTTTTAATCTGAATCAAGGCGAATATATCATCGTAGATTTATCGAAAAAGCAGGCGCAAGCAATCGCTACTGTTATCAGCAAAAACGAAAGTAAGTTAGGTAAAAAAGCCTTTGAACTCGAAAAGGTTGGCTCGGGAACATCTACAAGTGTTATGTTATCGCCTCTTGATTTAGAAGATTTAACAGAAAAGCAACGTACAAACTTCGATAAAGCTCCTGCAGAGTTTGACCAGTCAGTGTTTAACGGGATTTGGTACGAACAAAATGAAACGCAGATGATCGAATTACTAAAACAAGCTGGATTTGATATTAGCTTAGTCGGATTTGACGCAACTTCAACTAAAAACGATGGCAATGACGATGATCCACTACCGTTCTAACAAAAGGAAGTGACGTTAATATGACGCAGAAAAATGGTCGACTTTCTACTTCTAGCATAGGTAGACATTCTGAACTTTTGGCAATGGCTGCGTTAATAGCTGACGGTTGGGTGGTTCATGAAGCCACCACACCAGAGGCTCACGACTTGCTTGCAATAAAGAATGGTAAGACACGACGTATACAAGTTAAGACGATTAAAGTACGAGAAAAAGAGAATGTTTCCTACTACGTAATTCGCGGTCTGAAAAACAGTGGTCAAGTATATGACTTAACAGACTGTGATGTATTTATTGGAGTAGTTGGTGAAAATGTTTATTTAGCTGAGAATCGAGCCATTAGTGAGTATTGGTGCAAGGCAGAAGAAGTAACTACGAAATGGAGGCAATTACCTCTTAAAATTCCCGAAAATGTGTAAGGAGATGTTGCGTAATGAAGTTAAACATTCAATTGAATATGGCTACACAACCAGCGTCCACATCTACTGCAGCATTGAAGGAAGTAAGTAAGCGTAAAACTGCCGCAACAGAAACAATACAGGAAGCATGGACTCGGATTCTAGCTATGAAGAACAGTGACTCAGATTTGAGAAAGTTACACGAAGTCAAACGAGCGATGGATTGTGGAACGATTGGTCGCGACGATGTTAGTGCAGTCAAACGTTTCAGCAAGGCAGAGGCTTTACGAATTCATGCCAAGTTACAAGAAGAAAGAATAAATCAAATAAGGCGTGAAATGGTCGAACAAACACCGGACAATTACTGGCTAGTCAACTCAAAGGAAAAGCTCGACGAATTGTGTTCTTTGCTAGATAACGAAGTGGAAATCTGTTTTGATGTAGAGACAACTGGAACAGATGTCTATAACGACTATATCGTAGGGCAGGTGATTTCGGCAGTTAAGGCTAACATTCACGCTTATATACCAACTAAGCACGAAACAGATATACAGCAACTAGAACACGACTACGTTATACAGAGATTAAAGCCTTACTATGAGAACGAATCACTTGGTAAAATCGCGCACAACGCAAAGTTTGATATT